TTATTAAATAATAATTTCAGTAGTTATTAAATAATAATTTCAGTAGTTATTAAATAATAATTTCAGTAGTTATTAAATAATAATTTCAGTAGTTATTAAATAATAATTTCAGTAGTTATTAAAAATTTAAATATATCATCTTCTATATTAGAATTATAAAGACTAATAGTAATCTTTTTTTTGTCTCTAATTAAATTTCTAATTAATATATACTGTTTATGATTAATATTATTAAATTTATATTTAAATAATTTTAAAAATTTAATTCTATTTTTAATATCTTTTAAAACAAGATCTAATGCAGATTCATATATTTTATTTTCTGTATAAAACTCATGTTCAATACTATATGTAAATCTTTTAAATGGCAATGCTCCATAATAAATTAATAATTTAGCAAGTTTATAATATTTTTTTTCAATTGCTATATGTAATGCTGTTTTAGGATTTTGATAATTTTGTTTATTTGCTAAATCATAAATATATCCCCAATTATTAGGGTCAGCTCCATTTTTTAATAAAAATTTAACCATTTTAAAATTATTTTTATATGTTGCATTTATTAATGGCGTTATTCCAGGATTATAATATTCTTCATCAAATTCATCATTATAACTATTATTATCATTACTATATTCAGTATTACTATTATATTCACTATTATATTCACTATTATTACTATATTCACTATCACTATTATTATACTCACTATTATTATATTCACTATTATTATATTCACTATTATTATACTCACTATTATTACTATATTCATTATATACATAAGAATCATAATATTCATCATAATTATAAGATTCATAAGTATTATAATTATCATTAATTAATTGATATCCTTCTATATTACAATTATACTCATATAATAAATAATTACATAATTTAATATTTCCATTAAATGCTGCTATACACAATGGATTAGCATATTCTTCTATATTATATTTATATCTAATTTTTTTTTCTAATAATGGTTTATGAATAAAATTAGAATCATATATATATTTTAATATTAAATATATTATAGAATTATTATTCATTTTAATACTATATAAAAAATATTGTTGAATATTTTTATTAAATAGCTCTTTATTATTTATAAAATTTAAAATATTTAAACATGCATAATAATTGTTATATTTAATTGAATCTTCAAAAATATTAAATTCTTTATTTTGAATAGTATAATCAATAAGATAATTAACTATGATACCACCAATTGGATTATCATAACTTAAATCACATAAAGATATAATATTATTATTTAATTTAATCATATTAGTATTAGTATTAATATTAGTTAATTTTCAATTTTAAAAAAATAAATTTTTATTATAATTATACATCCTTTATCATTTTTTTTGTATCATAGCTACATCTTCTTTCTGTATCTAGAGAATCTTGAGAAGTGCTACTTCCAAAATTTCTTCTTTTTAAATATATATATTTAATACTTCCTAATAAAACAGGTACTATTAAACCAATTAAACCAATAGTGGTTTCCCAACCATATGGTTTTTTTTCATTTTCTGAATATGTCCAAGTCATTATTAAATCATAAATAGATAAACCTATAATTACAATAGTTATTAATGAAATTAAATATTCAATAAAACTATCACCAATTATAAATTTTTTTGTAAATATTTCTTCAAACATTTTAATATTAATAAATTGTATGCTAATATTATTTATATTAAGTTAGAGAAAAAAATATAAAATTACTATAATTAATAATTAAGAATTACTATTAATTACTAATTACTATTATTTATATTAATATTAATTTCATTTGTTTTAATTTTTCCATAAAATAATTCATAATTTGTTAAATTAATACATTTTAATTTAATAATAAAATATAAATAATTATTATTAAATAATAAATTAATATTAATGCTTCTAATTTCTCTATAATCAATAATATTATATGCAAAAATTTCGGAAAATAAATTAATTAAAAATGGATTTTGTTCTAATAATTTAATTAAATATTTTGATATTGTAATTTTGATATTTGTTTTCATGATTTGTTTATTGATGATAAATAATTTAAAATAAGTTAAATAAGATAAATAAGATAAATATATTATAATATTTTTTTTTAAAATTGAATAAATTAATTATATAATTATATCAGAAAATACTTATCATAATAACTTATAAGATTTATTATTATGGAAGAAAATAATCAAAATATTAATAATCAAAATATTAATAATCAAAAAACTAATACTTGTGCTTTTATTTTAAAAAATTATAATCAATGTAAAAATAAATATAATAAAAAATTTAATGATATTCCTTATTGTACTAGACATTATAATAAATTATTATTAGAATTTAATACTAATCATATTAAATTAAATGATAAAAATTTATTTAATATTAATAAAATTACAGATATCATTAGTTTAATAAAAGATTTAAAAGAATATTCTAGTATTGATTATATTAATTCAGGTACTTATGTAGATGTATATAAATTAATAATTAATAATAATATTTATGCATTAAAATATCAAGATATTTCAAATCAAAAAAATATGTTATATTATGAATATTTATTATTATCAAAACATTTAATTAATCATAATAATATTATTTCTATTAATACCAAATCATATTATTATAAAAGTAAAAACTATGCATTATTATTAACTGAATATATTAATACTTCATTTGATAAATATATATTAAATTTTACTAGTGAAAATTTATTATTAGAAGTTAAAAGTATCGGCATTCAATTAGTAAAAGTTATGAAATATATACATGATAAAAGATATTTATATATTGATTTAAAACCTGATAATATTATGTTTCATAATAATATTTTAAAATTAATTGATTTTAACTTATGTATTAAATATATTGATTCATATTCTAAATATTATCCAAATGATAAATTAAAATCAAGACAAGGAAATGATATTTATAGTTCAAGAAATATTAATTCTGGATTTCGTGGAGTAAGAATTGATGATATTGAAAGTATTTTATATATATTATGTGATATTTTAAATATTGATGAGTTTATTACTATTAAACAATCTAAACAAATTAAAGTAATTATTGATAAAAAAAAATATTTATTTAATCAGTCTTATGAATATGAATTTATTAATCAATATATAAATGAATTAAATAAATATGTTGATAATGATACAATCAATAATAAATTACAAAATAAAATTGTTAATTATGATAATTTTATTAAATGTTTAGAATAGATGGTATTTTTTAATTAAATTATTATTTTTTTCTTAAATAACTCACATTATTAAATAATTCATCATTATTATATTTTTTATAATTATCATTAACTAATTTACGTTCTCTATATGAACCCATATCTAATACATCATAATTTCTTTTATATAATGATTTTTCATAATAAGGTATTTTATGATAATTAACATTAAATTGTATATTTTGAGTATTTTTATCATTATAATTGTTAAATGTTATATAATTATAATCTTCAGCTGTTAAATCTGATATTTTTTTATTATAAGTTTTATTCTTTATTTTATATTCTAATATATGTTTATATGGATTGTTTTCAATTTCAGATTCATAATAATTATAATTAATTATTATATTTTTAAAAGTATCTATAAATATTTTATTATAATAATTTAATTGAAGTTCCGGATCATTAATTGAATATGAATTTGTCTCTATTAATTTGTCTAATTTTCCATTAGTAATCCATATATTTACATATTTATTAACCTGTTCTTGAATTTTATTAAATAAAGATTGATTATTTGGTAAATATATTTCTCTATATAAAATATGACTTAATTTATTTTTATTTGATTCAGATTGAAATAACTCTTTAACTGATTGAAATTTAACATCTGTAATACTATTTTTTTTAATAAAGAAATTAAGTATATCCATTATTATATTAAATTATGTAATTATTCAATTTTTCAATTATACTAATAATAATATTATTTTCTTTTTATTAAAATAATTTATTAAATAGTTTAATTTCAAATATATTTTACTAAAAATAATATATTAAATTAAATATAGATATACATATAGAAGATTTTAGTATGAAATCCCCAAAAAAAAATAAACATCATTTTATTAATGAAATTATAAATATTATCAAAAAATATAATATATCAATAGAAGATATTATTAAAGCCTATATTACTAAATATAATGTACAATTTACATCAGAAGAAAAAATAATTCATAATTTACAATATCAAAGATTTATTAAATATGCAACTGATGATAGTATTATAAATAAACAATCTAGTAATGGATATTTTTTATCAAATTATAAAATTATAGATGATTATGTCTTAATTTAAATAATTTTATAGTATAGTTAATTAAAAAATTAAAATATCTTAATTTAAATAATTTTATAATATATTTAATTAAAAAAATAAAAGATTCAAACATATACAATATGTATTGTTTATGTACTGACTCTTTTATGTTTTTTTATGTAATTGTAATGCTCCATAGTTTCTGCAAAATTATCTTTTGCTTCATCTGTAGGCATATCAGTTTCATGCAAATATGGACAATTTTTGTGATAGCAGTTCAGATTATGAATACATCTTTGCACATGAATTTTTCCACACTCACGAACATTTTTACAAATTGTTCCTTCATATGAATGTGGACAATGTGCAGAATCATCAATCTCAAAATCAATATGCAACTTTTGTTTTTGTGAAATAGCTTGCAAAAATTCTTGCAATGTATAAATCACTCTAACATTTTTTTTATTGTTTTCAAAATGCACTTGTTTTTTTACTTTTTGTTGATAAAAGTTTTGCTCCTTTTTAGTTTTTCCATTTGAAACAACAGCTTTCCAAGAATTTTGCTTATCTTGCTCTTCTTTTTCTTCAACTGTTTCTTCAACCTTTTCTTCAACTGTTTTTTCAACTGTTTCTTCAACCTTTTCTTCAACTGTTTCTTCAACTGTTTCTTCAACTGTTTCTTCAACTGTTTCTTCAACTGTTTCTTCAACTGTTTCTTCAAATGTTTCATTGAAAAAATCTTCTTCAACTGCATCATCACCCCATCGACCAGTAAAAACTGGCTTTTGTTTTTTTTCTTTTTTAATTTCTGGTTTTGATTTTACATCAAAAGCTTTAATAATATCTTCCAACTCAATTTTCCAAAGTCCCATCATACTTACAATCAACTCAATTTTAATTTGCTTGTTGCACATTGTCTTTGTTTGATAGTTTTGTTTAATAGTCTTGTTTGATAGTTTTGTTTGCTTTGTGATTTGTGTTTTAATATATAATTAATAAAATAATATTCAATTTTTTTTTATATATAAATTATTACAAGTATTTTAATTATTTGTTATAAATTTAGTAAATGGATCTTTATTTTGATTATTATTTAATTGACTATTTTGATTATTATTTAATTGACTATTTTGATTATTATATTGTAAATCATATTTAGTTTTATATAATGTATTTTGATTAGATTTATCTATTATTTTATTGGTTGATCTATTAATATAATTAATTATATAACTACTATTATCTTCTATTATATTTGGTAATGAATCTTTTGTTTTATAATTTTTAATGATTGGAGTAGAAGATGCTGATGTTGAGGATACACTAGAAGATGCTGATGTTGAGGTTAAACTAGATGATGCCGATCCTTTAAGATTATTAATTAATTTTTCGGCTTCTATTAATTTTAATTCTAATTCTTTCTTTTCATTAGTTAGTGTATCTATAATAGTAGTATTTTTATTTAATTTAATTTCAAATTCTTTATTTAATTTTTCACAAGTTTCATTTGATATTTTACATTTAGTTAATTCATTATTTAAAGAATCATTTATATTTTTCAAATTATATAAATTATCCTCATAAGATTTTTTATATTTTTGAATTTTAGATAAAATAAATTTTAAAATACTTAAAATTTCCGAATTTTGTTTAATATATGAATTTGAATATAATTTATTAAATAAATCTTCTAATTCTTTATTTTCTATAATGATTTCATCAATATTGCTTTTTATATCATTTTTCATCGTATTAATTAATTTAGTATAATCTTTACTTAATACATCATTATTATGTTTTAAAATATCAAATGCAGTTTTAAGTTGATTAAATTTAATATTTAAACTATTATATTTTTTATCTATTTCTTTATTTAATATCTCTAATTTTTTTTTTTCACTTAAGCAATCATTTAATTTTTTATTATATTCTTTTAATTTATTATTACATTCTAATAATTCTTTTTGACATTTTTCTAATTCTTTCTTTTTTTCTATTACTTGTATTTCATATTTTAATAAATTATTAACATTAGATGTATTTACTTGAATATTTTGACTTTTATTGATAGTTTCTTGTTCTTTTAATTGTTCTATAGTTTTTAATAATTTACTAATTTCTATTTCTTTATTATTTAAAATAGATTGTATTCTTGCCAATTCAGTTTCAAATTCTAATTTTAATTTTAATTTATTCTCATTATTTAATTTGTCATTATCTTTTATTAAATCAATTGATTTTTGCAATTTTGATAATTTAGTTGATAATTGTAATTTATCAAAATTTAATTTAATATTTTGTTTTTTTAAATTATCTAATTCTATTGTATATTTATCATTTAATTGTTTTAATTCTACATTATATTTAGTAATTGATTCTGTATTATTAGTATTATTAGTAATAATTTTATGTAATTTATCAATAATATTTTGTAAATCTAATTTTTCTTTTTCACATAAAATTGTATATTCATTAATCTTTTTTTCTACTTCATTTTTTATACCTTCTTCTATTTTATCTTCTAGTTTATTCTCTTTTAAACTTTCATTATCTTGCTTTAATTTAAAATTATCATCAACTAAACTTATATTTTTTTTAGAAAGATTTTCTATTTCTATTTTTAATTTTTGTAATTCTTCAGTTAATTTATTAAAATTCTCTGTTTTTATTTTTAATAATTCTTCTAGTTCTTTATTTTTTTGATTAAGCAAATCCCAAGAAGTTTTTAATTTAGTTAATTCTTCTTCATATTTCATATATATATTAGAATTTTTTTCATTAGATGATACATTATTTAGTAATTTTTGTTCTAATAATGTAATTTTATCATTTAATGTCTTTTCTATTTGTAATTTTAACTCTTGACAATCTTTTAATTGTTTTTTTAATTCTTCAATCTTTCTATTTTTTTCATTTGATAATAATGTTAATTGTTGATTATTAGATTGGTTTTCTTTTTGTAAAATTTCTTTTTGTTTTGATAATTCTGTAATAGTATTATTTAATGTAAGAATAGTATTATTTAATTTAATAATTGTTTGATTTAATGTTTCATTTTCTGTTGATAAATTAATTAATTTATCATTTAATGAACGTATTTCAATTTCATATTTAGTATTTATTGCTTTTAGTTGGTCTTGTATTTGAGTATCTTCTTGAAGTAATTTATAATTTTCTAATTCATAATTTAATTTTTCCTTTTCAATAATTAATTTTGATATTTTATTTCTTAATTGTAATTCTAAATTTGATTTTTCTTGTTTATTTTTTTCTAATGTATTTTCTAAATTTTTTTGAATGATTTTTAATTCTTTAATTTCATTTAATAATCCAGAATTTTTATTAGATTTATTTTCTTTATTCTCTTTTAATATATCTAATAATCTATTTATCTCAAGTGTATTTTCATCTATTTTTTTTTGTAAATCTAGATTATTATTTTGTAATTTTTCATTTTCTTGTTTTAAAGTTAAAATTTGTGTATCACTACTAATTTTATATTTTGTTAATTCTAATAAATTTTTATTTAATTCTATAATTTTATCTTCAGATAGTTTAAATTTTGTACTATAATTAGTAATTTCTTTTTCTTTTTCTATTAATGTAGATTTAATCAGATTAAATTCAGATTCTATTTGGTTTAATTTACTTTGAAGTTGATCTAATTCTTTTATTTTATTTTCATAATTAGTATTTAAATCTTTATTATCAGTAATTAACTTATTATTTTCTTTTTCTAATAATTCTATTTTATTTTTATATTCTTTTTGAGTTTCTTCTAGTTTATTTAAAGACTGATTTTTTTTATTTTCTAATGCTTTATTAATTGCATTAGATACTAATTTATTAGCTTCATCTTTAATAATCTTAGACTGATTTATTTTATTTAATCTATCTTTCTCTTGTTGTAATTTATTATTATTTATTTCTAATTTATCTATTTTAGATTTTAATTCTATAATTTCTTGATTATTTTTTTTATTTTGTAGACTATTTTTAGAAATTTCTTCTTTATAAGAGATTATATCCTTTTCTTGATTTAATATTTGTTCATTTATCTCTGTATTTTTTTTAATTAATTCATCAATTTGTTTATTTAAATTCCTATTTTTAATATTTAATTGAATAATTATTTTTAAATTATTTCTAATTATATCTTTTAATTTTTTTATATTTTCTTCAGATTTAATATTTAATTGATTTAATTCTTTTTCTAAAGTATCTGTAACTATTTTTAGTTCAGATTGAGATTTATTTTCTTGATTTTTAAGAACTTCTATCTCTAATTTTAATCTAGTTTTTTCATTCTCTAATTTTAAAATATTTTCTTCTAATCTAGTTATATCAGATCTTAAATCTTCTTTTTCTTTATTTGATGGAGTATTTAAAGAACTATCTAATGATTTATCCTTTTTTAGTAATAATTGTATACGTTTACTTTGATTTTTTTTAATTTTTTCTAATGTTTTAATATTATCTTCTAATTCTTTATTTTTATTTAAATTATCCTTAATTTGGTTATTTAATTTTTCATTTTCTAATGTAAGTAATTTAATTTTTTCTTGCTCTAATATTTTTATTTGATTCTTTTCTTCATTAGCCATTCCTAAATTTTCTGAAGATTCTTTTTTAAATTCATTATTTTGTTTAATTAATTTCTCTATTTTATCATTTAAGTTATTTATTGTTGTATCTTTTTCTTTATTTAAATTATCTAATTTAGTCATCCATTCCTGTTCTAATTTTTTTATTTGTTTTTCATTTAACTGTTCTAATTTTAGAATTTGATCTTTATTTAATTTATCTAATTTTTGAATTTGATCTTCATTTAACATATTTATTTGTTCTATAGATTGTTTATTTTTTTCATTTAATCTATTAATTGAAGATTTTTTAAGAATAGAAGAAACTGTAATTATTTTATTTAATTCATCTAATTTATTTTTTAAATTATTATATTCTTCTATAAAATTTTGTATTTTTTGCTTAAGCGTTATTGATTCCTGATTAGTATTATTACTTTGATTATTAATTTGATTATCATTTAATATAATCATTGTTTTTAATTTATTTATTTCTTTATTTATATTTATTATTATATCTAATGAATTAGTAAAATCATTAGAATTTTCATTACTAATTAATTCTAAAGAATTAGCATTTTCATCAGAATTTTTATTTTCATTACTAATTAATTGTTTATATATTTCTTTTAATTTAGTAATTTGATTTTTATCTAATTCTTTTAATTTTTCTTCTAATTCTTGATTTTTAGTACTTAAGGTTTTATTTTTAGTAGTTAAGATTTCATTTTCTTTTTTAATTTCATTAATTTCTTTTTCTAGTTCATTTAAAGTATTTAAAGCTCTACTACTTCCTTCATTAATTGCATTTGATACTAATAAATTTGCATTTTTTTTAATATTATTAGATTGTTTTATTTGATTTTTTAATTGTTCAATCTCTTGTTTATTTAAATCTAATTTTTGTTTAATTTTATCATATAATTTTTTTATATATATAATAAGATCTTCACTATATATTGGCTTTAATTCTGGATTTTCTAATAAGTTTTTAAATTTATTATAAATTTCTCCATTTTCTTTAAAATTTTGAATAATATTATCTAATACACTTTTTAGTGATTCAATCGATTTGTTAGAATTTTCTTTGCATTTTTCTTTGCATTTTTTTAATTCTGTTTCTACTGTTGTATATTGTAAAAGATTTATCTCAGATTGCTTTTTAAAGTCTTCTATATATTCATTCATAAATAAATTATATTCAGTAAATAAATTATTTAAAGTTATTTGATAATTATATCCATTTTCACTTAATAATTTTTCAATAAATGGACTAATAGTTAATTGATATTCTTCTTCAATATATTTATATGATTCTTGATAAATTTCAGCCGGTTTTGTATTTAATTTGTTTTTCCATTCTTTATGAAATTCTAAATAATTAGTTAAAATTTTATATTTAGATATATTTTCTTTATTTTCTTCATTTTGTTTATTTTCTTCATTTTGTTTATTTTCTTCATTTTGTTTATTTTTAGATATAGTAGAATTTAAATATAATTTAATATAATTTTTAAATAAATTATTAATATGACTTGAATTAGATAAAATATTTAAACTATAATCTTTTTTTAAATCATTTAGATTAAATTTATTTAAAGATTTAATTATATCTTCATTTAATTTTATTTCCTGACTATCCTTATTAAATGATTCTAATATTTTTTCATATTCTGTTTTAAAATTTTTTAATTCCTGATTTAATTTAATTAATTCTTCTAAATATTGAGTTATTACATTAATTCTATCATCTATACTTTTTTTATCTAATTCTTTTTGATTATCAGTTATTTTAATATTAGGATATAATTCTTTAAAATTAGTAATAATTGTATCTAATAATTTTATTGTATTATTTTCATTATTTAAATAAGTTGTTTCTTCTTTTTTTAATGCTTCTAATTTTAAATTTAAAAGTGTAATATATTTATTTAATTTATCTACTCTACTTTGTACAGTTGGATTATTAGTATTATCACTTTGTATTATATCAAATTTATTAAAAAGATTATCTAATATTCTAAACAGTTCACTTTCCTTGTTTAAATATTCTTTTTCTTGATTTTGTTTTTTATCTAATTGATCATTAATGGAATTTAATATAATTTGTATTTCATGTTCTTGTGATTTATTTATCAAATTGTTATTTAGTTCTTCTTTATCAGTATCATTAAATAAAAATGTATTATTTTTAATACTCTCTATTAATTCTTTATATTTATTTAATATAGTATCTTTTTCTGTATTTGTTTTTTTAATAAATTCTTTTAAAATATTATATTGATCGTTTAATAATGTTTGAATATTCTTTTTATAAGAATTAATTCCGTTAAATTGAATTATTTTATCAATAAATTTATTATTAAATTCATTGAACTCATTTTTATCATTAATTAAATTTTGTAATATATTTTCATAAATTTTATAATTATATAATAATAATGCTTTTTGAATTCTTAAATCAAATTCTTTTTCATCTTTTGATATAATTTTATTATAAATGTAATTTTCACTACTTTTTGTAATAATTTCATTAATATTTAATATATTACCACCATCTTTAAATATACTTTGAATAATTAACATTAACATATAAATTTGTTGTATAGTATCATGTAAATTATTAATATCTAGTTTAGATTTTATATCATTTTTATTACTATTAATCTTTTTTATATCATTTTTATTCTTATTAATCTCTTCTAAATAATTATTAATAATATTATTTAAAAATTGTTCAAAAGGATTTGAATCTTCTGGTATTTTAGATAATTGAATATTATTTATATTTTTTATTAAATCAGATTTGGAGTCTATTAATGATTTAACATCACCATCATTTAATGCTAAAATACGATTTTGAAATAAATTTAAATAATGATTTAATAAATCATTTAACATCTTATATAATTTATTAAGCTCTATTTTTTCATTATATTCCTTAATATCAAATTTATTAAAATTAGTTTTTAAATCTTCTTCTTGTTTTTTAAATTGTTCTTCAATTTGTTTAATTTTGTTATATTCAACTTGTAAAGATTGATTTTTTTCATTTAATTGATTAAATTGTCTATTATATTCACCAATATTATTATTATAATTATTAATTTTATTTAATATATATTCATAATTTTTATAAGTATTAGTATTTTTATAATATAGATATAATAAATTATAAATATGAATATTATATTCATAAATATTATTATTTAATACATTTTTTATCAAATTAAATTCATTTTCTATTTTTTTTTTAGTTATAATTTGTGTAGTTTTAGGAGATTGTTTAGGATTATTTGGTGGATAGGGTGCAGTATTAGGAGATTCAGTAAATGTATTCGGTGATTCAGAAGATTCAGTAAATGTATTCGGTGATTCAGAACCATCACCATTATCATTATTATCATTATCAAATTCATTTTCTACTTCAACTTTTGATTTATTATCTGATTTATTTTCTACTTGCTTAACTAGCATACTGTGTCTTTTTGAGGGGAATGATGGGGCTTGTGGCGGCATAGTTGATTTATTGTCTTCTTTCTTAACTGACATACTGTGTCTTTTTGAGGGGAATAGTGGTGCTGGTGGTGGCGCTGTTGGTGTTGCTGTTTGTTGATTTACTGGTAATGAGTATAAATAATCTTTTATATTTTTATCAGTAAATGATATATTTTCAATTGGAGTAGATATTATTTTCAAGTCTTCATCTAATAATCTCCCATTATGTCTAATTTGTGCGCTATATGGATCTGAAGGAGAATTAACACCACCTTGTTTATTTAAATTTGTATTAAATTCTATAAATAAATTAAATAACTCATTATTATTTGGAATAATATTTTTGTCTCTATTTAAACTATTATAATTATTATTTGCAATTGTTAAAATTATATATTTAAATAATTTTTTCTTATTAGATTTAATAATTTCTTTTTTATTTTCTATTGATGCAAAAATTACATTAGATAGTTCATTTAAATATTTTATTTCATCACCATTAATATTATTAAATTCACCATTTAATTTATTTGTTAATTTCTCTATTAATTTAATATAGTTTTGTGAAGGGTTTTTATTATTATAATATGTAGTATATTGGTTTATAAAAGTATTGAATATATCTTTTATATTATATTTTGATAATAATAATTCATATAATGTATTATTGCAATATGGAATATCTTTATTTTTTACAATTTGATAATATTTATAAAGTAAATCATTTATATTTTGATTATTTATATTATCCTTATTATCTTTATTATTTAGATCATTTAGATTTTCATAATTTTGTAATTTCTTATATATTAATTTTAATTCATTATTTAATGTGTTAATATTATTATTTAAAGTATCAGTAGTAATTTGTTCTAATTTAAATTGTTTATTTAATTCTTTATTAGAATCCTTATTTAAATCATTATTAGAACCCTTAATTAATTTTTTTACTTTATTTTTATTTAAATATTTTAAAGATTTGCCACCTTTAATACTATTTTTAGCTTCTTTATAAAAATATTTATTATTTAATAATAATAATGAACTTAATCCTACTGATCCTACTCCTATATACATAAGTTTATTATAAATAGGTTTATTTTTAATAATATTACATTCTTTGTTATTTTTATTTAAATTATTATTACCATAATCTAAATTACTATCATTTAAATTACTATTATTACTATAATCTAAATTACCATAATCTAAATTACTATAATCTAAATTACTATAATCTAAATTATCATAATCTAAATTACTATCATTATTATCAATTAATAGTATAATTAATATAATTATACTTATAATAATTATAGTAAATAAAAAATAAATTAGACTATTATTAGACATTTTCTATTATAATATATATTATAGTATATTATTTAAAAGAATTTTTTCATTAATTATAAAGAATTTTTATTAATTATAAAGCAAAAAAAATAATTATTTTTTTTTGATATTAAATAAAATTTATACTTTATTAGATTTTTCTAAAAATATATCAAATGGTGTTTTTATATTTGCTTTTTGTTTATTTAAATTAGTGAATTTATTTAATTGATTTTGAGTTATTCCACTATTATCTAAATATGAAGGAATACCACCGGGAGCTATATATGGTAATGTAGAAGTTGTAGTAGAAGTAGTAGGGGAGGTAGTAGAAATAGTAGGGGAGGTAGTAGTAGCAGTAGAAGAAGTACTTATAATTTTAGATATTGAATCTTTAACCTTAGACCATAATGATGGTGGCATTGATTCAGTAGATGCTGATCCAGGTGGTGGAATTGATCCAGGAGGTGGTATTGATCCAGGTAGTGGAATTGATCCAGGAGGTGGTATTGATCCAGGTGGTGGAATTGATCCAGGTGGTGGAATTGATCCAGGAGGTGGTATTGATCCAGGAGGTGGTATTGATCCAGGTAATCTACGTTTTGGACCCTCTCTAGGTGGTGGAATTAACCCTGGTGGAATTGATCCAGGTGGTGGTATTGATGATGTTATAGGTGGTGGTATAATTTGAGGTCTAATTGATTCAGGTAATCTACGTTTTGGACCATCTCTAGGTGGTGGGATTTTTACTAAATCTGCTCTTTTATTTTTTGTATTATTTAATATATTAGTACAATTATCTATAAAATTATTACATTTATTAACTTTATTAATTATAATTTGTTTATATATTTCAATATATTCAAAATCAGCTTTATTTAATTCATTTAATAAAGATTGTAATTTTATTAGATATAATTTAACTTTTTCTATTTGTGATTTACATAATTCATTATTTGAAGAATAAATACCTTCTGAAATATTATAAATAATATAATCTTTTTTAAATACTTGGTCAATATTTTGTTTTATTTCTTGATATTTTTTAAATAAGCTTTTTTTATTTTCTTTATTTTTATTTTCAAGATTAATATTATTATCTATAAATTTTTCATTTGATATAATTTCTTCTTTAATTTCATTAGTTATTTCTTGTAATTTTTCTAAATTTTTATCTAATTCTTCTTTAGTATCATTTATTTCTTTTTGTTCAATTGTATTTAATTCTTGTCCATTAACAGCTTTATTAATAGATTCTGATTTTAAATATTTAGTTATTTCTTGGACTTCAAAATTATCCATTTCTTTTATTTTTTTATTAGATTCTAATTTTACATCTTTATTTATTTGAGTATTATTAATTTCAGTATTTTCTGTAATAACAAGTTCATCCGTTTTTTTATTAAAATTAGATTCAATATTTGATATTATATTATTTAATGTGGACATTGATTCATTAATTATTTTAATATCATTAGATTTTTTTAATCTATTTAATAAAATTAATAATTTTACAGATCGTTTAAATTTTTGAAGTATTGGTAATTTTTTAATTTCGATATTATCTTTTGGAATAATAGTTTGAATTTCATTTATAGTTTCTATTACTTTCTTTTCTTTAAGAGAATCTATTTCATCTTCTTTAATTAATTGATCATATTTTAAATTCAAAATTTCATTATTATAATCTGGATATAAAGATCTTAATTGTTCATATATTTTTTGATAATTTAATATATTATTATTTTCTTTATTATATATAATTTTTATAAAATTTGATCCAGTGTTATAATATCTTAATCTACGTATTTTAGCTAATTTATCGATATTACTATTATATATAATATATAGTTGTTTATTAATAATTTGTAAATAAGTATTATTTATTTTATTAATTAAATTATTAATTTCATTTTGATATTGTAGTTTAATATTATTATCTAATTTATTTAAATATATAATAAATTCATTATCTAAACATATATTTTCAAATTCAATAAATATTATATCTATTATATCATCTGTAGTAGTTGATTTTAAATTATCAATAAATTTATCACATGCTTCATTTAAATATGATAGATTTTGTAATAATTCTTGTTCTTTATTAATTTGTTCAATATCTATATTTATTTTTCTATCTGTTTTAAATTGTAATCTTTTAGATATCTTAGGTATTACTGATATTGTTGTATCTATAGATTTTATTGGATCTATTACTGTAATTTGTTCTATTTGTTCTTTAGTTAATGTAGATTTTTCAGCTTCTTGAATCTTTTCTATTTCATTAATTATATTATTTAAAATAGGTGTAATTGTATTCATTATAGTTAAATCATTAAGTTGTGAATTTATAATATCTTCTTTAATTATTTTATTAGATTCTTTTTGTAATTTATTGGGTAAAATTTGTATCTTTTCAATTACTTTATTCTTTTTAACTTTTTTATTATCTAACATATCAGATAATTCTTCTTTTTGTGATAATGTCATTTTTTTACTATAAGATAATATTTTAGATTCATAATTTTTCTTAAGATTCTTACTCATAGAATTATATACTAATTGTAAAAACATATAATTCTCAATATCAAATACTTCACTTAATGATTTATCTAATTTATTAAATAAATCTTTTTTTTTGTTTTCATCCTTTTGATTAACTATAGAATTAAGTATATTTATATCAACTCTAATAGGCTCAGGTGGATTAATTATTTTATAATTAGTTGTATTTTCTAAGTTAGTTTGAGTTGGTGGAATATTAATCTGAGATAGATTATTTAAATTAGTATTTTCAGTAGTATTTTCTATAGTATTAGCTTTTTTATTAAAATTTAATAAATTTGAAAGAAAATCCATAACACCACCCCCTGTAATTTCATTTTTTCCATTAATACAAGATGATTTTTGTAAAACAAATATAGAAAGTCCACTAAGTATTAATAATGTACCCATTGATAAATTAATCAATAAATTAGAATATTCAGTATAATAATTTATCAAAATCATAAATACTATAAATATAATACAAATTAATATAAATAATCCCCACATTATTTTTGGATTCATAATTACTTAAACTATTAATTATTATTAAATTATATTAATTATATTATTAAAATCTATAAAAAAAATAAAAATTGTATTATTATAATTATAATTAATTACTCATCTATTGGTTCTTCATCTTCAAAATTAATATTTAAATCATTATATCCAAATAATTCATCATCATCTTCATTTTCATATTCTTGATTTTCTTCAAAAGTATAATTAATATCATATTTATCTTCAGTAAACATTTGTTTTAATTGAGAATAATTATAATTTGTAAATAATTCATCATATTTTAAAATCTTTTTAATAATAAAATCTATAAATTCATTTAATTTATTATTAAATTTATTTTTATTAATTTTTTCTAATTCTATTATAAAATTATATATTGATTTTAAACAAAATTCAATAATTTCTTTATTAGTTTTATTTATTTTTAATTCTATTAAAATATTTGATAAGTTTATATTATATTCAGGTAAATCTTTTGATAATTTAATATTAATATCTTTAATATTATTTAATATATCATTTAAATTAGAATCATAATAATTATTTACTGATTTATTATTTTTTAATATATTATAATAAATTAGTAAATTTCTCATATATGTATTTAATTTATTTAATCTATTATCAATATTATTATAATTTATTTCTATATTATTAATATCATCATAATGATATCCTTCAGTTAATCCCAATTTTTGTAAATATAATATATTAATATTATATTTTTTAGATAATTCTATAATTAAATTATCTAATATTAATTTATTTATATTATCTATATATTTTTTATTATCATTTTTATTTAGTAAATTATTATATGATTCTTTAATATTAATATTTTTTAATTTATTTTTATTTATATCAAAACTATTTAATTTATTATTAAAATATTCTAATCTACTTTCCTTATATGTATTATATTCTTTATTAAATTTTTGATATATTTCTTTATTTTTATTTAATAAATCATAATAATTAATTTTACATATTTTACAATATATATTATCATTTTTAGAATAATCAAAATCATGAAATTGATAATCATTATTTTTAGTTGTTACTGGACATAAATTTAAGTATAAATTAAAAAATCCATTAATATCATTAATATTATTAATTAAATTATCTATAATAATATTATCATATTTATCTATATTATATAATTTATTTTTTGATTCTAAACATTTAGTACATTTATAATCTATAAATTCTAAATTATCATCAAATTTTAATGAATTTATAAATTGATCTAATTTATTTTTTTCAATTTCTATATCTTTTTTATTTAATTTAAATAAATATATATTATATTTATGTGGAAATCCATCCTTTTTACAAAAATATATATTTAAATTAATTTGTTTAGATTGATAATAACGTAAATTATTTAATTTAATTAAACTATATGGATAATTATTAGTAATTATATTTTTATTAATTAGTTCTATTTCATATTGTTTAACTAATTGAGTTAATTTAATATATTTAATATATTGTTCATACTCTTTATTTGATTTAGAATCTTTAATAATATCTAAATAAATATTATCTACTAATGATTTTTTTAATTTAGTATCTTTATTTTGAATTGTACTAATAATTTCATATATTGGTAAATTATATAATTCATTTTTTATATGATAATTAAATAAATTAAATGATATTATTTTATAATCATTATAATTATTAAGATTTGTTAATTTATCTATATTATTAATAATAGGAGATTGGAAATTATCAAATATATTATTAACTTTAGAATCAATATTTTTTTTATTTAAAACTAATTCATAATTATTAATTTTTATAAATTTATTATTAAAATTATATAATCTATCATTAAATGTAAATGATGGTAAATATTCAGACTTATTATTAGATAATGGATATATAGATTTAATTAAATAATAATAATTATAAATATTACTATTTAATAATAAATTTTCATTAGAAATTATAGATTTTTCTTTTTCATTAATAGTAATTTGATCAGTTTTTGCTACAATACCATATGTTTTTAATAATAATTCTTTAATTTGTTCTGAATTTTTAATATAATTTAGTTTATTTAATAAAATATAATTGGTACTAATTATTAAATCAAATGCTTCTTTAAATCTACTTTTCATTATATTTAATAAATCTTTAGTAGATTCTAATTTTACTTTTTTTGGTATAATAATAGGTGATTTTGATTTTTTTTGAATAATAATATCATCTTTTAAATTATTGGCAGATTTAGTAATTTCTTTTTTTCCGGTTTTAATTCTAGTTTGAAGAAAACTAATAAATGGATATTTAGACATAATATAAATTAATGTTGAATAAATAAAAATAATACTATTAAAATTTAATAAATCATTTATTTTTTCATCATTATATAATTTAGATTTACGTAATGTTTTTTCTACATTATTAATGTAAAATACAATATTATCCAAAATATAGTTTATTAAATATTTTTTTGTAACATTAAGATTTAATTCTGTAAATGTAATATAAGTATATATTATATGATTTAAATTACTTTTAATTAATTCTAATGTATCATCAGTATATTCGGCAGTATTTAATTTAACCTTATCTTTATATTCTATATTTTTTTCTAATTCTAAAGATTTCCCTAATTCTTCTCCACAAATTCTACAATAATAAATCATATTAATTTTAGCATCAGCCATATATTTATTAATAATTCTTTGCCGAATAGAAAATTCATTAACTTCTTCATCAGTATTATTTTTCTTTTTATTAAATAATAAATTATAGTATTCTAAAATATGTGGACAAATTAAATTATAAGAACATATAATACATTTATAATAATTATCTTTATTATTTATATTTTTAATTAACTTATTAAGTTCTTGTACTATAGTATATTTATTATTTAAATAAGATAATTTATGTATCAAATCTTTATGTTTACATTTATTTTTTGCATATTCTTGTTTATAATTTTCTAATTTTTTATATTCAATTAATATTATTTCTTTATATTTTTTAGGAAGATCATCAAAATTAAATGATTTATATTTTGTAAATAATACTTCTTTACTATTAGGATTAAATAAATTTGGAAATTTTTGTTTAGTTAATAATTCTAATTGTATTCTTTTCAAATTATATTCATTAATAACTTTTTGATTTTCTTTATAAGTTTTTAAATCTAATTCTTTTTTTTTAATAGATTCTATTTGATTTTTAATATTTTTATTATCTATAGAATAAATTAAAATTTTTTCATATAATTCTAATAAATTATTAGATTCAAATGCAAAATAACTATGATTATTAAATTGATTATGAATTTTATAATTTAAAAATTTATTAAATTCAGTAATATAATTTTTATTAAATTTATCATCTACTAATTTAGTTTCAAATTTATTAAAATTAATAATATCTTTATATATTGAATATTCTTTTATTAATAAATTAGAAATATTAGAATTAATAAAAGCATTATTAAAATATAAATAGCTGGCTTCTAAATATAATTTATATAAATCTTTTAAATCTTTATTTTCTATCTTATCAATATTTACAAATCCTTTATTTTCATAATTTAAATTTTTTAAATATATAAAAATATTTTGTTTAAAAAATTTAGATAAAATATGAATTATAGTTAAATTTATATATTTAAAATTATTTAAACTATATGGTAAATTATTATTGTAATATTTACTATTAATTAAACCATTTAATAATATATTAGTATTATGTGATAATTTATATTTTGAATATTTAATTTTATTAATTAAATATACAATATAAATTGCATAATTTAATAATATATTATTTCTATCTACTATAATATTTTTTTTTTTTGGAGAATCAAATAATTGATTTTTTTCTCTTAATTGAGATAAATTTTTAATATTAACAATTGGATTAAAAAATATTAATAATTTTTTTAATAATAATTTTTTAATATCAATATTTATATTTTCTAATTCTTTTTCATAATCTAAATAATTATCATTAAATAAAAAATTTTCAACTATTTGATTATATTCTATTTTATAATTACTATATGAATTATATTGATATAAATTTAAGTCTCTACTTAAATCTTCATAAAATATTTCTTTATCATTTATATTAAATGTACTACTACTATCTACATTAAAATCTGTATCTAATATAATATTAATTTCTGTCATAATATATTTCTATTATTTATAATATTATAAAGATTATTATTTATACATTATATTTTAATTATTGTATTTCTTTTAAATAAATTCTATTTTAATTTATATTAATAATAATTATAATTTAAATTTTATATTATATTAAAAAAAATTCTAATTTTAAATTTAATTTACTTAATAATTATATTATTATTAAAATAAGAAAAAGATGGTAAATAATTTTAATAATAAATATTCTCAGTCAACATTATCAAAATTTGATATAATTGGATCTTATTTTGTTAATTTATACTATAATGAATTTTATATTAAGGCTAAAAATTTAAAAACTCAAGGTGCATATAATAATATGACAGATGCATATAAAAATATTTTAAGTAGCTATGTTGATTTTTCAACACATCAAGATTTTTTTAAACAAATCGTTAAAGGTATTCATACATATTGTATTTCAACAACTAGACATACAACTATGAGTCATAAAGAATGTATAGATTTTATGGTTTCTGAGTTTGTACCTAATAATTTATGGAATTCTCTTAGAGAAAATCAAAAAAATAAATTATTTCATGAATCTTTAATAAATTGTATTAAAGTATTTACTGAAAATATTATTACTAACCATTTACATATTATTATAGATAATCATGATCAAAATGAAAATATTATTATTTTACAAGATTTATTTTTAACAGTAATTTTATTAGAAAAAGATAAAATTTTTTCTAAATTTATTAATCCTGGGGATAATAGTGGATTAGAATTATTTAAACAAAAATTACAAAAAATTATTGATGATAAAAAAAAATTAATTGATTCTAATAAAAATTTAACTGATAAAATAAATCTATTAGATTCGTTAAATAAAAAAAATTCTAATATTATTTTAGAATTACAAAAAAATAATAAATTATTAATAAATGAAATAAATAAACTAAAACAATCAAATAATGATTATAAACAAAATGAAAAGATATTATTAAAACGTATTCATCAATATACTAATATTATTAAAGAATATAATGAAATTAAAATTAGAAATCAACAAATTCAAACTAAAAAAACTAAACATAATGAAATTCAAAATAAAAAATATGAATATAACAAAATTCAAAATAATATGAATAATGATAATAATAATAATATAAATAATAATATAGAAAATAATGTAAATAATTTTGTTATTACTAATGATAGAAATAGATATAAAAATAAAAATAGTAATAATCTAAATAAAAATAGTCCTAATGATACAATAATAAAAAAAAATATTATAAATAATAATTTAGAAATTGATTATAATATAGAATCAGATAATTCAGATGAATTTAATCATTTAGAAAATATTAAAGATGATTATTTAGAAAGTATTAATAGTGATAATTTAGATACTAATGATGATAATTTAAATACTAATAATAATAATTTAGATTTTAATAATGATAATTTAGATACTAATGATAATAATATAATTAATGATGATACTGATAATAATAGCATTTATAATGAAGATACCGATGATGATGAAATAAATATGAATAGTAAAAAAAATACACAAATAGTTAAGAATTTAATATTTGAAGAAGATGATTCATCATATTATTAAATAATATTAGTTAATAAATTTTTATTTAATGACTTTTTATTTATTTAATATTTTTTTATAATATATATAAAATAATATAAAAATAATAATGCCAATTTCTATTAGAGATACTAAACAAAAATTAAATGATTGGTTTAAAACCAATAGTTTTATTCAAGGAATATTTAGTAATATATTAATATTATCTTTATTAATTGTTATTTGTAATATTTTAATATTAAACTATAATTTATATTATGATGATTTAAATATTATAAAATTATTTATATGGTCTATGTTTTCAACTACAATATTATTAATAATTAATAATAAAACAATTAAATTATATTATCAAGAAAAACATAAAAAAGAAGGTACTGAAGAATTTAAAAATATGATGGAAACTAATACTACTAATTTAATTCAAAAAAATATAAATGGTACTAATGAAATTGAATCAGATATTATAAAATTTTTAGATAGATAATAATTAAAAAATAATTAAAAATAATAGAATTAAAAAATATTTAATAGAATAAACAAATAAAAAAAATTAATATAAATTTATTATAAAATAATATAATTTTATTATAAATTCAAAGGATTATATTTTTTAATATCATAATCAATTTTAGCTAATTTTGAATTTTCAGAAATATCTTTTAATAATTTCTCTTCTTTAGATAAAATATCTTCATCTAAAGTATCTTCCATAATTCTAATATCTTTTAAAATACGATTAGTTAATGTTTTTTCAATATATTTAGTTAATTTAGAATTTTCTAATTGTTTTTCAATTTCTGATTTAATTGGAGCACCTGCTTTATCTACATTACATTCATACCACATTTCATATTTATCAACTAATTCTGATAAACATGTTCTATTACCTGGAGAATAAATACAAACATCATCAATAAATCTATTAATAATATCTTCTTTATTTCTATATTGTGCAGTTTCTTTATCTATTGTAGGTTTCATAATATTTTTTAATGAACCACCATGATTTGTATATAAATCTTTATAATATTCAACTAATATAGATAAAAATGATTTTTTAATTTCATTATTATAAGTAAATTCTTGTGCAAATTTTGGATCTTCTTTTTTTTCATATTTATTATCAGGATTTGGATTTGGTGTAAATAACATTTTAAATTCATATGTTACTACACGTCTCCAAATACCATGATCTGTTGTTTTAATTGCAAAATGATAATTTGTAGTTACCATATGATGACATACAGGTCTAAATTGAGATTGTTCTTCATATAAACCTCTTCCTGATAATGTTTCTTGAGAAGTAATTTCTTTTAATTTTGCAGTATTTAATACTTCATGTTTATTAGATTCCGAATAATATGCTAAACGAGCAGTTTTTAATTCCATTAATGATGGATCGGCTCCTGAAGATTTACTTCTAGAATCTGTTAAAAATGACAATGGCATTTTTTTACCATAATTTCCTAAAATAGACTTAACAAGTTCTGCCATAAAAGATTTACCGTTACTTCCAGAACCAGTAATAATAAAGATCATACTATCTTTTGGCCTACCATCTAAACATGATGCTAAATAATACATTAAATAATGAAATGCATCTTGTTCATCATTTGGAAATAAATTTTTAATACCATTAATTAATAATTGTGTACTTGGATTTTTTGGATCATATGGTTCATAATCAATATCTGTAAATAAAGTAATTGGATAATCATGATAATTTTTAATTAATCTAGGATTATTAGATAATTCTAATACACCATTACCAACTCCCATAATATTTTGATCTGTATTTAAATTTTGAATAAAACCACGCTTTCTAAATAAAACTTCTGCTTCACGAATAATACCTTTTTTAAATTCAGTTGTATATAGCTTTTGAGCTGAAGATCTTAATTTTTGAATTCTATTAATAATATATTCATTTTGTTCAACCTTTTCAGGATATTTTTTAACTTGTTCTTCTGCAGCTTCGATAACTTTATTTATTTTTTCAGGTAATTTATTAGAAATATATAAATATAAATTATCAGGACGTTTTTCATTTCTCCATTTATATACTTGTCCTTTAATATGTGAATCTCTATCTAAAACAAATTCATACCATTCAGTATCCTTTTTAGAAATATCACATACAAATTTATGTTTAAATAAATGATATATATAATATGCATAATGAAATTGATATAAAGTACCATTTAAAACTTTATTTTCAGAATATAAAACATCATAACTAATAGTATTTACTATATCTTTACTTAATAAACTATTAAATTTTGTTTTATTATCCTGCATTGCCCATCTAATTAATGATGCAATTGTTAATTTTCTACCATTTTGAGAATTTATAGCTTCTAACCATAAGGTTTCAAAATAATTTGGATCCCATTTTTCTGGTTTTCTCATACTAAATAATTGAGCAATAGGTTTATATTTATGAGGCGCTCCTGGATTAATATTTGCTAATGCATATATAACATCTCTCCAAGCATTTCTATCATCTGCTCTTTTTTCATCCAAAACTTCTAATACAATCGTTTTATAATAATCCAAATTTTCATCTGCATCAGTTCTTTCAGTTTCAAACGTCGCTTCAATTCTTTGTTTTTCTTCTTCAAATTTATTAAAATTTTGTTGTTCTAATAATAATTGTTGATGATATTCTTCTTTTAAATCATAATAAATCATTTCAATTAATTCACCTTGATGATTTAAGCTTAATTCACTAATAATATTATATTTATTCATAATATCATTTTTATCGCATTGAGCAATAATTAAATCATTTTTGTATTTAATTGTATACATATTAAATAATTCATATGGTTCATTACTATCTTCTTTACAATTATATAAATAATAAACTGGAACTGAATAACAACCTTTATCAAAAGTTTCAGTAGTTAGTGAACTATTAAAATGTTCAGCAAAGAAATATTGTAAATCTTTACTTTCTAATAATTTATTATAAATTAAAATTTTAGCTTGTTTAGTTAATTGAATTCCTGGAATTAGGATATGAAAACCATTTTTATACTTTTTCTTAATTTCATTATATACTAATTTTTTTTTAGTAATAATTGCTGCATAAGTATTTAATGGTTCCTTAAAATCAATAACTTCAATAAAAATTTTAATCATTATATGAAATAATTCAATAAAGGGTTTTTCATGTAATTCATTTTTATTAGAATCTTGAAATAAATCAAAATCATACATAATACCAGAACCTTCTTTTTTATCAAAATCACTATGTTGGATTTCACGAAAATGTAATGTTAAATTCTCATTAATACAACAATCTTTTAATTTTTCAAAAAATCGTGTACGAATATGAGGTTTAATATAATATTTTCCAGAAGGTGCTGTTATATTACTTTTAATTTTAGATTCTTTTGGTAATTTGAATTCTTTAATAAATTCCTTTAATTGTTTATATTTATCATTTTGTTCATAATAAATTTTATTTAATATATTAATATTTTTATTGTAATTATTAATTATTTTATATTCTACTGTATTTTCTTTAGTTTCATCATTTAATTCATTATTATTATATGATTGAAACTCAGTAGACATTATTTAATATTAATTCTTATGATATTAAGTCTTATATTAAATAATTATATTCTATATTAATAATATTTTAATTCTTAAATTCAATTTTAAATAGAAGAATGTAATAAAATAACCATTTTATTAATAGTTTTATATTTACAAAAAAATAATATTATATTAAGTTTAAATGTAAATTATAAATTAATTTTATTAAATAATAATTTTTTATTTTTAATTAAATCATAATTATTTTCTAAATCTATTAATATATAATTAAATTTATTTGTTGATTGATTATTTTTTTTATATAAAATATATAAATATTTATATTTTGGAAATAAATTATGAATATTATTAGAATTAAGTTTATTTGTTAAATAATATATTAATATTATTTTTTTCTTAATAGTGTATATATCATCAATATTAATATTATCAATATTATTATCAATATTATCAATATTATTATCAATATTATCAATATTATCAATATTATCTGTAATATTATTATTAATTTTAATATTAAATAAAAAACATTCTACTATATTAATTATATTATAATCAATTGTATTATAAATTGTATTATCAATTAAATTATCAATTAAATTAGAAATTTGTTTATTATCAATTAAGTTATCACTATTATTAAATAAAATTGGTACTTTCTGTAAATCTGATGGATTTAATATATTAACTAAAGTATTTTGAATATTAAAGATTCTTAATATTATATTATATTCACATAATAATAAATGTTTATTGTATTCTTCTAAAGTTTGAAATCTATTAATAGATTCATAAGATTCAGAATTAGTACTATTACATGTATTACAACTATCTGAACTATCAGAACTATAATTACTATTCTCACTATCAGAACTATTATCAAAATCAGAAAATTCATTTAATAAATCTAAATTATTTTTTTTTATTTTAATACTAGAATTAATAAAAAATAGTGATTCATCATTTATATTTTGAATAATAAAAATTAAAAATTTAGAATAAATAAAATTTAATAAACTATATAAAAATACTAATATTAATTGTTTATCTAATACATGAATAAATTGAATTAAAGATTGAAAATTCATATTATTTTATATTTTATTCGAATTTAAAATTGAAATTATAATAATAGTATTTATATAAATAATCGTTATATAAATATCCTAAATTTATATTTAATATAAATAAAAATGAGTGATATTGATGTAGATGAAACCTTTGATGATCAATTAGATCCTGATATTTATTTAGATGAAGATGAATTAGAAAATAATAAAAATGATTTTTTACCTAATAAAACTAAGATTGAGTTAGATAATGATGATAATGAAAATGATTATATAGATGATAAAGATGAAGAAGGTGAAGAAGGTGAAGAAGGCGAAGATGCAGATTTAAATGATGATAATTATGATTATGATGAAGAATATGCTGATTTATATGATGAAATAGATGATGATATTGAAGATGATGAAAATAAAAAAACTAATAATATTAATAAAAAAAATAAAATTTCAACAAAAATACCTATATCTAATAAAAATAAAGTAAGTTTTATTGATAATGAATTAGAAAATGATTCAAAAATTCAATATATTATAAAAAATGATGAAAAAATAACATCTAATATTTTAACTATATATGAAATTACAGAATTAATTGGAATTAGAGCCACACAAATTGCAAATGGGGCACCTATATTTACTGATATTGAATATATTAGTGATCCTATAGAAATGGCAAAAAAAGAAATTATTAATAATAAATGTCCATTATATGTTAAAAGATATATTGGATTAGATAAATATGAATTATGGGATCCAAATACTATGATTAAACCTAAGTTATAAAAAATAAAAAAAATAGAATCTATTAACTAATAATTATTAACTAATAGATAATCTTATTTCTTTTTTTGGTTTTTCATTATTTTGTCTTGAAATTTTTTGTGGAATATAAATAATAAAATCTTCATTAGAAGAACATTTATATTTATCACCCCCTAAATTTTTTGCTTCTTTTTCTAAAATAAAAGTTAAATGTTCAGTCATAATTATAACTATTTTTATATATATTTTAAATAAACTAAATTTAAAATTGAAATTTAAATATTTATTATATAATAAAATAAACTATATAATTATTTAAATTTCAAATGAAGTTTTGTGATATTTGTAATAATATTTTAATTATTTCTACAAAAAATGATATATTAAAATTTATATGTCAAACATGTTTAAAAGAATATCCTGCTTCTGAAGAAGATACATTAATGACTAATGTATCCTTTCAAGAATCAGAATCTTTATATAAATCAGAAATTTATTTAAATATAGCACATAATGATCCATTAACACCATTAATTAATAAAAAATGTAAAAATTGTAATGAAACGATTATTAAACAAATTTTAATTGGGGATAATTCTCAAGGTATTTATGTATGTCCAAAATGTAAAGTAAAATTTATTTAGTAATTGACTAATTAATAATAATTGACTAATTAATAATAATTATCTAATTAATAATTACTTAAAGAAATACTATTAGTAGTTGCATCATATGTTGTATTTAATGTTTTATTTAATGATGATGTTATAATATGTAAATTACTTTTAATTTTATAATATTCATTATTAATTATTTTTTCAATATCTAATTCTTCATTTTTTATATTTAAATTATCTAAATTAAATAAATAATTAAATCTTTTAATTAAATCAGGATTATCAATTAAATATTTTTTTAATTCTACTTTTGATAAATCTTTTAATTTATTAATAGATGAATATTTATTAATAGTATTTAAATTATAAATATTAATTATTTCATTATTTATATTTTTTTTATTAAGTAAAAAATCATTAAAAAATTCTTTAATTATTAAATAATTAGGAAATTGAAATTTTTTAGTAGTTGTATAATTATTTTCATCAATAATTTGTTCTAAATAATAATAAGATTTTTTAGAAATATCAGTTAATAAATCAATAATTTTATTATTAATAGTTATATTTTTTTGAATACTTATTTTTTTCATAAATATTAATAAATTAGTTGAAAATGTAAATATATCATATGCTGAAAAATACAAAAATAATATATTAAAATTTTTATTTTTAAACAAAAATTTAATTTTATGGGCATTATTTTTAATATAATTAGGAAAAATTTTATTTAATTCATTAATAATTCTTCTTTTTTCTACTTTAATAAAATTATTACGTATTTTATTTTTTTCCTTTTCAATAATATTTTCATCAATTAAATTTATTAATATAAAAGATCTGCTAAAATCTATAATACATGGATTAGTACCAGTATGTTTAAAAATATAACTTTCTTCTAAATATTTATCTATAGTTGTTAAATTCTCAATATTTTGATAATTTATTATATAGTCCATAACATCATTATTAATATTATTATTTAAATCATAAATAATATAAGCATCATTTTTACTTTTATTATTTGTACTTAATGTTATATTATTTAAATGTAAATCACCATGAATTATTCCTTTTAAATTTAAACAATACAAGCTATAAATAATTTCAAATAAATATTTAGAAAATTTATCATAATCTAAATATATATTACCAATATTTTCTTTTATTAGTCCATCACTTAATTTATTTAAATAATCATAAATTGTTTTACCAGAATATTCTGAAAAATAACATAAGGATATATTAGACATAAGCATAGTAGATTCAGAATCTTTAATTATTTGTTTTAATTTATTTAATAAACTATTTATTAATTTTTCTCGCTCATTAAGAGATTTTAATTCTAATAAATTATTTTTAGCTAAATATAAATAATTTAATATTTCTTTAATTCTATCACTATATAAAATTTTTTTATATATTTCTGGATTATTATATAAATTTTTATTAGAATTTTGAATTAAAAACCAATCTAAAAATATAGAAAAGCATGTAGAATTATTATTATAAATTAAATTTGTAATAATTTTATTAATTAAAATTTCTTTCCATTGAAAATGAATAATATTATTATATTCTTTTAATTGAATATAATTAAAAGGTATAAGTTTTTGACCAATAGATATCTTAAAATATTTATTATAATAATTAAAATTTTCTATAAGTATTAAAATATCAGATTTATATTTATTATATAAATTTTTAAATGTTTCAATATCTTTATTAGAAAATACAATTTCATTATATATTTCATTTTTATTTATATCTTCATCTTTAATATATATATAATATAATTCAGTTATCCATGTTATAATATATATTTTAATACATAATTCTTTATTATTTAATATTTGAGTATATTTTGTTTTTAATTGTTTATTATTAATATTAAATATATCAAATTGTAAATCAAATTCTTTATTTTTAATATTTTTACTAATTTCTTTATAAATTATATTAATAATTTTATTATTAATAATTTTAGGATTATTAATTTTATCAAAAGAAATAAATCTATGTTTATATTCACCATCCTTAGATATTAATGAATGTGAAGAAACAATATATTTATTAATAATTTTATTATTTTCAATTAATCCATATACATAAGCATAATTAATAACTTTTTTATTTCTTATAATTTTTAAAACTGTACATATTGTATTAATTTTAGATATAGATATATCATTTTGTATAAATATTAATTTTATATATTTAATTAAATTAGAATATTCATAATTAAATTTTGTTATTTGATATATTTTATTATCTTCTTTATTGTCTCTATTATTTTCTTTATTGTCTTTATTATCTCTATTTTTAGAAATATAATTATCTAATTCATAAAATCCTTTTGTATATTTTTTTTTTAAAGCAGAAATTAAGATATTATTAGTTTCATCATTTAATGATTCATTAATTAATGTCATTATATTAAATAGAAATTAAATTTATATAAATATATATAATAACTATATTATATTATTATTAGATTATTTAGAATTAAATAACAAAAATTAATATAATACAATGAGTGATTCTGAAAAAAGTTCTAAAAAATCTATAAAAAAAAATAAAACTAAAATAAGTAAAGATTTAACTGATGAAGAAATTAAAGAATTTTTAAAAAATAGTATTTTGGTTCCTAAAGAACAATGGAAAGATATTGCAATAAATGCATATATTAGTTATATTAAAGATGATAATAAATTTATTAAAGGTGGATATGTTAAATTAATATTTGAAAAAAATAATAATACTTATTTAATTTATGGAACTAAGATTGATAAATATACCAATGATAGATATTATAAAGAATTTACTATTAATTTATCTAATATTAAAGAAATATATAAAAAAATAGATCAATCTGCTATTATGGAATATCAAATAATTAAAACTCATATAACTAAATTAATTGATAATACTAATAATAAATTAGAAGAAATATTAAATCGTTTAAATAATACAGAAAAAAAAATAGTTAAATTAGAAGAAAATCATTATAAAACTTTAAAATTAATTAAAAATTTACATAATATTAAAACTTTAGATAATATTAAATAATATTAAATAATATTAAATAATATTAAATAATATTAAATAATCTTAAAATAATTATTCTACTAAACTACTAAATGCAATTGCTTTATTACTTTGCATATGATTTACTCTATTATTATTATTTTGAAATCGACTAATTCTATGACCAACCATACTTTCTTTATACATTTCTGTGTTATAATCAGTATTAAGTTTTGTACCTTCTATTGATTTATAAGTTTCATTTACTAATTTTTTATATAAATTATTTATTGTATGAGATATATTTGTATCATCTATATCCTTTTTAATTTTATAAGTTTCCATTTTTTAAAATAATTAGGTATTTAGTATTATATAAATATAATATATATTAATAAAAAAAATAATTTATTTAAAATTAAATATTTATAACTTGAATTAATCATAATTCAATATTTATAATTAAATTAATCATAAAAGAAACTATAATAATAATCTAAATAAATTAAATTATTTAAATAATCATATAAAATATCATAATTTTCATTAACATTAATATTTAATTTTTTATTTTTTAAATCAACATATATAATCATCATTAATTTATTTAATTTATTAAAATTAATTGGTAATTCACTTTGTAATTCAACACAATCTAAGGTTAAATTATTTTTAAGAATTTTATCCATATTATTAATATTTGATGTTAAAATATTATAATTTTTAATTAGATATCTAGTCATATATTTTAATAAATAATCATACATTTTAATTACAGGTTTATAATCTGGAAATAATAAAATGAATAAATTTAAATCTTTTTTTGTTAAAAATATTTTTAAACTTATTAAATTTAACATATTATAATAATTTTTATCAATAATCATATTATTAGATTTATCTAAAACATTATAAAAATTTAACTTTTTTGTAAAAGTGTGATTATATATTAAATTTCGAATTTTACTCATTAAATTACTTTCTAATAAAATATTAGAATAATCTTTTGTATTTGAAAAATTATTAGATCTTAAAATAATACCAAAAATTGGTTCATAATTAGATAAATGTTTTTCTTTTTTATATCTTCCAATTTCATTAGATAAATATGAATATATAATATTAATATCTTTAAAATTATTTAAATCATATTTATAACTAATTGGTAATCCAATATCTTCTTCTTCATTGATATTTAACTTACCTTTTTCATTAAATACTTTCATATCTACTGATTGTAAAAATGTAATTTTATTATTATTAAAATGAATATTTTCAATAAAAGGGTGATATGAAGTATATTTAATACATATTGTATAACATTTATTAATATCTAAATTATTATATGAAAAATTTGGATATAAATCTAATAATTCATCTAATATATTTTTATAAGTTTTATTATTTACAAAATTTAGATTATTTGCATCATATGCTTTATTTGTTGATATTTTCCATTCATTATTATAATAATATAAATTAAGAATAGTACCATCATAAACTTTATATAATTGATATGCATTTAAATTATAATATTCTTTAATTTCTGATTTAATTAATTTTTGAGAATTAAACATTTGAGTTGGAATTACTAATAATTTATATTTATTATTACTTTTATTATATTCAGCAATTAATCCATTACATTCAAAAGAAATAGGATTAGTAAAATCAGATTTAAATCTATTAGCCATAAAGATAATTCTCTGATTATCATCATTTGTATTTTCAATTACAGTTTTAATATAATTTTTATATACAAAAGATCTAATATAGTTTAATGATTTATCTGATTTTTCTTGTAAATATTTTGCTGTATTCATTATTATTAAATTTAAAATAATATAATATAGTTTTAATAATATATAGTTTTAATATTTAAATACTAATATAATATTCAATTTTATTTACTAATATGGGTGCTTCTGAATCTAAAAGTACATCTATTAATGAAACTTTAAATAATATAGTTAATGAAGTTGTTAATAAGTCATCTACTACCATTAAAACAACTGCAACTTCTGAACAAACAATTAAAGTTAAATGTACTAAAGAAGAATTAAAGTTAGCTACTGAATCATATAATAAATTATATGAAGCCTGGGCAAAATATGGCAGTAAAGGCACACCTCCTGAACAAATGATGTGTGTTGCAAAAAATATATCACAAGATTCTGTAATAACATTAAAAACAGATGATAAATCAAAAAATGATTTACAAAATAATATTGAAAAAGAATTAGCTAATAAAGCAAATCAAATAACTAAAGAAAAAATAGAACAACCAATTTTAGGATATTCTAATTCTCAAATTAAAGCAATTAATCAAATTAAAAATAATATTAAAAATAAAACTTATTCAGAAACATTAAAAGATGTTATTAATTCAGTATTAGTTAAACAAACAATAGATGTAAGTGGTGCAGGTGTTGTAAATTTAAATCAAAAAGCCGCAGTTTCATTAATATCTTCAGCAATTACTGATTCTTTAACATCTGGAATAGATAAAACTGTTATTGGTAATACTAGTGAACAGACTAAAGAAGTTGAAAATAAAAGTGCAATTGGTAGTGTTTTAAATAATTTTATAAGTACAGTTGGTTCTGTATTTAATAATGCTATAGATACAGTTGGATCAATTTATATGGTAATGATTATTGCTGGATTGATTTTTGTATATTTATTTAGATGTCCTATTTCTACATTTTTCCCCCCAGCTGCTTTTATTTTATGTAGTTCTAATAATAGTGATGATGAAGAAGAAGAATATGAAGATGGCGGTGAAAATTATAAAAGAAAAAAAAGATTAAATAAAGTAAAAAATAAACAAAAAAATAAACAAAAAAATGAAGATTTAAATCAAGATACTGAAGATGAAGAATAAATAAAATTATTTAAAATAATTAGATTTAGATAATAAATTAGTACTTTCATTTATTGATGAATCATTTATATCTTCTTCATATTCCTTTTTTTTAAACATATATTTATTACCAAAAATACCCATTCTTCTATCTTTAAACCCAGACTCTCTAAAATCACCATCCATTTCAAAATTATCTTGATGTAAAGCATCATTTGATTGATTATTTGGTTTACGATGTTGATTATTTTTTTCATTATCATAATTATGTAATTTTTGTTCTATTGTATTTTTAGCTGAATCATAATTATTTTTATATTCAGCTATTTTACTAGAATAATTAAATATTTCATAATTATTATTATTTTGATTTAATTTATCATTATTAACTAAATTATTATAATATTGAAAATCTGTATTATTATTATTTAATAAATTAATAGTTGATTTATTATTAAATTTCTCTTTATTATTTCCTTTATTTAAATAATTTTCATTATTTGATTTAATAGATTGATATAATAATTCATTAATTATATCAACTTTATCTTTAGCTTTTATATTAGATTGTTCTTTATTATTACCTTTATTTAAATAATTTTGATTATTTGATTTATCTATTTTATAAAAAATTTCATTTAATTGAGTATATTCTTTATGATTAAATAATTTATCATTTAATAAATCAATTAATTTAGATTTTTTATCATCAACTTCTGTATTTAATAATTCATTATTTTTAAAATGTTCTTTATTTTTGTTTATTTTTCTAATTTGATCCATAGATGATTCTTTATATTTAGTATCTTGATTATTAAAATCACTTTGCTTTTTATTTTTTAAATTATCTGTAAATAATATTAATTGTTTTAATAATTGTTGTTCAGTATCTAATGTTCGATTTTTATTATCTTTAATTTGTTCATTTTTATTTTTTAATATATTAATATCATTTGGATTATATTGAGAAAATAAAGCATTATATTTTGCAATTTTAACCTTTTGATCTGGTACTGTATTCCAACCACTTGGTAATGCATCTAATGATAATGTAGAAACATAATCACGACGATTATGTAAATCTTTAATTAATGTTAAATTTGGTAAAGTGTCATCAACATCATGTAAATAGACTTTTGATTTATCAGATTTAATTGCATTAAAACTATTAGTCCATGCATCACTTGATTCTTCAAAATTTTTATATCTTTCCTTAAATCCTAAATAAGTACTTTTTTTATTTTTTTGCATTTTAGATTCTGAAATACCTGCTGTATGAATAGAATTGTCAGAATCATCTTTAAATGAATATTTATAATCATCTTTTCTATGCCAAATTTGTTCCTGATATTTACCCATTAATGGACCATTATGAATAGATCTCGGATCTTTATCAGTAAATCCTAAAAATAAATCATTTTGAAAAGGTTCAATTGAATTTCGTCTACCATAATAATGACTATTTAATTTTGCAACAGAATCTGTATTTTTTCTATTTTCTTCATAAGCAAATCCAGGTTTTTCAGGAGTAAAGTCTTTTAATGTATTTTTATAATATGAATCTAAAATATTTGGATTTTCTAATATTGTTGTTATTTCAAATTTATTTTTTATTTTATTATTATCTATATATCTATATGTTCCTAATTTAGACATTTTTTTGATAATTAATATTTTATATATTTATTATTTATATTATAATATAATAACTATTTTTTAACTATTAAATATTTTATTTATCATAATACTTTAATAATTTATCATAATGGAATCACATAATTATTTAAATAATGATAATAATAACCAAGATAATAACCAAGATAATAATATAAATAATACAAATAATAAAATTAGAAAAAAAAGTAATAAATATATCAAAGAATATATTAAAGAATATGATTATGTTTATGTACCATATCAAAAATCTAAAAAATCTATGAATAATCCATGTAATGAAATAAATAAACATGTAAATAAATATAATAAAAAAAATGATAAATATTATAATCCTGATGCTGTATATTTAAAAGGATTTAAATATATAACTAATAGTGATGTATACTTTGCTAATTAATATAGTAATATATTTTTTTTTATTTATAATTAAAATTGAATTAATATTTAAAAAATATTAATTAAAATAATAATAATAATATTTATATATTAAAAATGCTATCAAAAATTATTCTCTTTTTTAAAAAATCTAATAAATTAAATGAACCATCAGAGATTATAGAGAATTCATATTTTGATAATAATACAAAATCATTTACTTCTGATATTGATTTTAATAATAATATTACAGATACTAATTTATATAATTTATTTTCAAAATATTATAATGAATCAGAAAAATCTAATTATTCAGAAAAATCTGATGAATCAGAAAAATCTAATTATTCAGAAAAATCTGATGAATCAGAAAAATCTAATTATTCAGAAAAATCTAATTATTCATATGAATATAATTTAGATGCAGAAAAATATAAATATTATGAATATATTTCTTATGTAAATGAGAATGATAGTCAATATGATGATTCATCTGAAAATGAATCTAAATTAGATATTAATAATGATAATTATGATTTATACAGTAATGAATCTGATAATAATAGTAATGAATCTGATAATAATAGTAATAAATCAGATAATTCTAATAGTAGTTTAAATAGTGAAAATAATAGTAATAATTTAAATAATGAAATTGATGAATTAACAAATTCAAAAAATCATAATATTTTTAAAAAATTATTTACTAATATTAAAAATAAATTAAAAAACCATAAATCGTCTAAAAATAATAAAAAATTAAAAAAAAAATTAATTGGTAGTAATAATAAAATTAACTATGAATATGATATTCATGAGTTAATTCATGAAGTAAAACATTAAAAAATTATTATTATTATTATTATTATTATTATTATTATTATTATTATTATTATTATTATTATTATTTTAATTTGATTTTTTTTCTTCATTTAATTTATATTCAACATAATTATTTAATTTATGAATAATAGAATTATTTAATCTATCTAGATTAATTCTAACACCATCTGAATTTTGTTTAAATAAATTTGAATCTATATGTTCTCTTTTTAAAAAATTTAAAATAGATATTAATGTTTCTTTATTAAATTGTAAACATCTATGACATATATTTTGTTTAATTATATCAATATTATTATCCATAGCATCATTATTTATATCATCATTATTCATGGAATTATTATCCATAGAATTATTATTTATAACATCATTATTTATAATATCATTATCCATAGAATTATTATTTGTTAATTCTAAACTCATTTATTATAAATTATTTTTTATATTTATTATAAATATCAAATATATATTGATTATCTGTAATTAATTTTTTAGTATTATATGTTATACTTAAATCATTAATTAATTTTAAATATAAATAATATTTTTTACATAATTCAAATAATACTAAATATGTATTATTTTTAATATATTTATTAATATCATTTTCTTTATGAATACCAACTTTTCTATTAGATAAATCATATTTATCATCTAAACTTATAATAGAATTGTTATATTTATCAATATTTTCAATACATTTAATAATATCAATAGAATTATCTGGCATTTTAGATATTTTATTATATGGATATACTAAATTTTTAAAATAATCCCATGTATTTGATTTATTTTTTAATATATCTTCTTTATTTTTTTCTTCTAATTTAATATATTGGATTATATTTTCATTTAATAAATCTAATTCTTCTTTAGATATAGTATCTAATTTATAATATATAGTATCATAAAAAATTGGTACAAATGGATAAGAATTAATTGAAATTTTATCAGATCCTAATGTATATTTTACCTTTCCAACAACAATTGGAATTTTATATCCTTTTTTAAAATCTACTAAATCTGAATTATTTTTAATTAAAGCTAATATATTATCTTTTTTAACAATAATATTATTATTTACTTTTTCTTGAATTTCCATATCTAATATAATTTCATTTTTATTATAAATAATACATTCTGCTTCAAATTGAATAGATATATTAAATGAACAATTTAAATCATTTTGATTTGATTCTAATAAAGATCTATTGATAATTTTAGTTATTTTAATAATATATGAATTCATATAACATTTATTACAATACTTTTCTGAAATTAATTGAATTAATTTATCATTTAAATTTTTAGTAAAGATATAATTAACATTATCTATATTTAAAATAATATCAAAAATTTTAATAAATTTCATATTAAGTTCTTATAATTGTATTATACTTATTTTAATATTTATTATAATATTAAAAATATTTTCAATTTTAAATTAATTTACTAAATCTATAAAAATTAATATATGATAAATAATTATTATATATATTATCATTATAATTAGATAATATTAAAATATTAATTTTATGATTTATTTTTTTATATAAAGTATTAGATTGATAAATTAATTTGTTATAAAATATATTTATAGATTCTTGAATTAAATTTATATCTATAATACTATTAGTTAATTTTATAATAATATATTTTAAATCCATAATATAATTAGATAATTTATATTTATTAATTTCATTTTCTAAATTAATTAAAACTTGATTATTTTTATATGATGATTTATTGTTTTTATTAGGTTCTTTGTTTTTATCTATTGTATCTGTAATTATAATATAATTTATAGGTTTTATATTATTAATATAATTAGTAATATAATTCATAATAAAATTTAAATATTTAATATTTTTATGAATTATCCATATAATTTTATTATTAACACATCTTATTAAATTACTAATATTTGATTTTAATGGTTTATGTATATTATATAATCTTAAATAATTATCAAATGATAATGTATTATATATCTTAATATCCATTAAATTATAAAATGTATAATCTATAAATAAATAATTATTTATATAAGTATAATTTTGTAAATAATAATAAAATATTTTATATATTATTTTATTATAAATAAAACCATAGATTTTATATTTATTTAATAAATATAAATTATCTATATTATCTATTATTAAATAAATAATATAATAATTAACTGATATTGTTGGATTTATAATAATATAAAATTTTGATAATTTTTTTAATATTTTACATAATGATGAATAATTTAATATATAATTGTTAATTATAATTTTATAATACATTTTTGTATATTATTATTAATATTTAAAACTAAAAATATATTTAAAACTAAAAATATATAATTTAATATATTAAGAATTTATAAATAATTATTTATAATGGATCAATTAGAATATAAATTATTAAAACATGAATATTCAGAAGAGGAATTAAAAAAAATTAATGATTTTAATAAATCACATACAGATATGGCTAAAAATTTATTAAAATATAATAGAGATAATATATTAAATAATGAAATATATGCAAAAATGGAAATTAAAGATAGAATTAAATATGTTCAAAAATTAGAAGATTTTCAATTATTTTGTAGAACATACCCAATTGTTAGTAAATATATTATTGCTTTTGGATTATTTAGTTCTAAAGCTTTTAAAAAATATTTAAATTGGAAAAGTAATATTAGACCAAGTGATACTTTTCGTAATGAATTAATTAATAATCCTAGAAAACAAGAACTTTGGAAAAATAAATATGTATATGCAATATATGTAAAATATTTATTTCAAGAAAAAAATGCTCATAGTAATTTAAATGATATAAATCAAATTTATTTACAATCTGTAAATGCTTTAAATGCAGAAACTAATGAATTCTTTAATTTATATGAAAAAGAATTAAATAAAATGGAAGAAACTAAAAAAGAATATAATTCAGAAAGAAAAAATAAAATTAAAGAACAAATTAAAATTAAATTACAAAAAGATGAAAATTAAAAATTATTTAATATTAAATTTAAAAAAACTAGAAAAATTATTTAATATTAAAATATTAGATTATAATAAATATAAATAGAAAATAATATATAATGTTTTTACATTTTTTTTATGTTACTTATAAAAAAGAAAAAAAAAATTATATAGTCATTTTAAAAACTAAAACTAATAACTCAATAGAGTTTCACCAAATCAATGATATTTTATATAAACATTTATATTTAATTTCATCTAATTCAATTAATAATGATAATAATAATAATTTAACATTTAATTATTTTGAATATTTTTATATTAAAAAAGGATTAATTCTAGAAAATCAAAAATATATATGGGATAAATTAATTAAAATATATTTAAAAAAAATTAATATTATGAATATTATTGATGAGGATTTTATTAGTAATTTATATAATACTAATATATTATTATATAATTGTAATTTATATAATAAAGAAATAATTAATTTTATTATAGAACATTATAGTGAAAAATATAAAGAAGATAATTTAAATGATATTATTAATGAGATTAATAAAAATGTTCCAATATTAGAAGATATTGATAATAATACTGATAATAATACTAATATTAATACTGAAAATAATATTGAAAATAATAATTAAAAAATAATTTATTAAATTATTTTAATAAAATATTTTTTTTAATATACAAATTATTTAATACTTAACTTACTAAATTACTAATTTATTAAAAATATCAATGAATTATCAAAAAGTTTTATCTATTTTTTATTCTTTAATTATATATTTACAATTTTTTCAATTTGTATTTGGTAATGATTTATGTAATTATATAGCTAATCAAAAATATCAATCATTAATAAATCAATTTCCAGAACATAAATCTAAATTTGAAGTATTATCAAAAATACCATTACCAATATGGATTACAGATAGAGATAATAATGCATTTAATAATGCTCAAAATGCATTACAAAATTGTAATGGATTAACTAATGTATTTATTTTATATGCATTACCTAATAAAGATTGCGAAGCTGGATTTTCTTCTGCAGGATCTAATAAAAATACTCAAGATTATTTAAATTATATTAATAAATTAAAAGATACTGTCGGTAATAATGAGATAATATATATATTAGAACCAGATGCCATTGCATTAAGTTTAGATAATAAATGTGGAAGACAAAATAATTATCCTGGTCATTTAAAATCAGCAATTGAAATTTTATCACAAAATCCAAATGCAAAAATGTATTTAGATATAGGATATTGGGTTATTATTTATGGAGAAGATCAAGTTAAAAAAGTTATTAATTTAATTAATGAAATTGATCCAAATAATAAAATTAAAGGTATTTCATTAAATTTGTCTAATTATAGAAAAAATGATGAAATGATAAATGCATGTAATAGATTTAAACAATTATCTGGAAAAAATTATAATTGTATTATAGATACTAGTAGAAATTGGAATGGTCCTAGTTCAGATAATCAATGGTGTAATTTAATTTCTGGAGGAATTGGAGAATTACCAATGCAAAATCCAACTAGTAATATTGATTATTATTTATGGTTAAAACCTCAATCAGAATTAGATGGGCCATGTATTGGATTTAGTAATTCATATCAAGTCAATAAAAATGCAGGTGATTTTGATTTAGATTACTTACTAAAATTATGGAATAATGGTAATCCAGAATTAAAAAAATGTTAAAAAAATATATAAATTTATTCATAATTTAATTCTAATTTTTTTTCAATTTTATCTATTAAATTATTAACATATAATTCTGCAAGATCTTTATTTATTTTTTTATTTATTTTTAATACACATGTATGTAATTTATTATTATATGTAATTATTACTTTTAAATATATTATATTATTTTTTTTATCTCTAATTAAACTAGTTGATAATTTTTTAAACATTTTTCCTAATAACATATCAATTCTGATTAATATATAAGTACCTGATTCAATTAAATCTGAAAATTCCATTTTAGTTATTAATTAATATAATATTTAATTCAATTTTAAAAAAAATATAATAAAATAAATTAATAAAATAAATTAATAAAAAAAATTACATTAATAAAATTATCTTATTAATTATTTAAACTATTATGTAAATTATTACATAATGCAATTAAATTATTATTATTATTATTATGTATAGTATTTTCTATTTGTTTATGTTTTTCTTTAATTTCTTCAATTAAAATTTTATTTTGTATTTCTAATTCTAATAAAATTTTATACTTTTCTTGTAAGATATCATAATTAATTCGTTCTTTATTAAATAAATCTAATAATTTAATTTGAAATTCCTTTTTATATTTATCATATTCATAATTAGAATATGTTAATATTGGATGTATAGATAAATATTTTAAAAAATATTCATTTTCATCATACATTTCATAAGTAGAATTAGTCATAATTATTATTTATTTATAAAAGTTATTTATAAAAATTTCTATTTAATATTCAATTTTATTTTAATAATTTTAAATATATTAGAATAAGAATGATAATTGCATAGTAAATTGACTAGTTGATGTAATATGCCTTCCTGATAATAATCTTAAATAAAAATTAACATAATTTGGATTAGTATCAGAAAATTTTTTATTTTTATAACCAATACTAAAATTAGAAGCACTAATATTAATTCTAAAATATGAACTATCTACTGGTCTAAAATGTTTAGATTGTGATAATGGGATAGCAAATATAATATTATTACTTTTAATATTATTAGCATTACCTATACCTATAACATTTAAATCAGTTGCATTATTAACAATATTTGAACATAATAATACATAATCATCTGCAAAAATTTGATCATATATTAAAGGATCAGTAATAGAAACTATATCAATTAAATCAAAATAACTAGTTTGTTCAAATCCTAGTATATAATGTAATGATCCAGATGTATTTCCAAAACTACTTCCTACACTTACTATCCTATTTAAATCCCCTCCAACCCATATTATACTATTCCAATCCATATTAATTGGGGAATTTAATGGTGAATATAATGTACCTCCTATAGTTTCTGACCAATTAATTCCATCAGATGATGACATTATTCTATTAGTTACTCCAGATGAAGCAACTGCTACAAATCTATTTAAACCAGTCCATACAACAGATGACCAATTATTATCTGCTGGTGATACTCTTATAGTCCAATTTATACCATCAGAAGAAGTCATTATTCTATTTCCTGTTCCAGAACTTGCAACTGCTACAAATTTTTTTTGTCCATTCACACCTCCCCAACAAACAGAGGTCCAATTATTATTAGCTGCTGATGCTTGGGTTAACCAAGTAATACCATCAGATGATGTCATTACTCTATTTCCAATACCTGATGATGCAACAGCTACAAATAAATTTAAATCTGAAGACCAACAAACAGAAGTCCAATTATTATCAGCAGGTGATGTACGAGTAGTCCATATAATACCATTAGATGATGTCATTATTCTATTACTACTTCCAGTAGAAGCAACAGCAACATATTTTTCTTGACCTGATGATCCTCCCCAACAAACAGAAGTCCAATTATTATCAACAGGATTATATCTAATTATCCAATCAGTTCCATCATAAGATGTCATAATTCTATTTTTTATTCCAGAACTTGCAACTGCTACAAATTGTTCTTCTCCTGATAATCCACCTCTACATACAGAAGTCCAATAATTATCAATCAATAATTTAACTTCATTCCATTTATATATATCTTCAGAAATACCTACAGATTTACCAATCCCAATTAAAAATTCTGGCCCATCATATATATATTTCCATTCATAATTAATAGATATCATAGATAACTCCCAAGTAATACCATCTATAGAAGAAATCATATAATTTCCAAGTTCTGAACTTATTGCAATAAATTTATTTATTAAGGTAGACCATATTATTGAATTCCATGCATATTCAAATGTAAATCTAATATTATATAAAGTTCTAATATCAGTTTCTGATGTTTGAACTAAAACAGCATCTGAAGAAATTATTGTATTATTGCCTAATTGTCCATTTGTATTATTTCCAAAAGATTTAATAGTACCATTATTTATTATAACTAAACTATGATCATTACTAGAAATATATAATGCATTATTAATATTTAAAACACTTACAGGAATATTACTTTGTGTTGTTGTTCCATCACCTAATTGATGTTCATTATTTCTTCCCCAAGATTTTACTGTACCATTATTTAATATTGCAAAAGAACTATTTTTACCTGCAGAAATTTTAATTGCATTTGTAATATTTAATACATTAACTGGACTATTTTGTTGAGTAGTTGTATTATTACCTAATTGACCATAATCATTTTTACCCCAGGATTTAATAGTACCATCAGATAATAAGGCTAATGAATGTCCTTCTAATGATGCACTAATTAATATTGCATTATTTATACTAGATACTGAAATAGGAATAATACTATTTATAGTTGTTCCATTACCTAATTGTCCATAATCATTTAATCCCCATGCTTTAATTGTACCATCAGATAATAATGCTAATGAATAATTTTTTCCGGCTGATATTGCTATTGCATTATTTATACCAATTACATCTGTAGGTATTATACTATTAGTAGTTGTATTATTACCTAATTGACCATAATTATTTCTACCCCATGTTTTAATCGTACCATTAGCTAATAATGCCATACTATGATTAAGACCTGCACTAATAGCAATCGGATGTTCAATATTTAATACTGTACTTGGGATGGATATTTGAGTAGTTGTATTATTACCTAATTGTCCATAATCATTATTACCCCAACATTTAATTAATCCATTTTTTAATAATGCTAATGAAAAATTTTCCCCGGCAGCTACTGAAATAACATCAGTTAAATTATTTACTATAATAGGTCCATTTTTTTGTATAATTGTACCATCACCTAATTGTCCATTTGTATTATTACCCCATGCTTTAATTGTACCATTTTTTAATATTGCTAATGAATGACTTCCACCAGCATCAACATATTGAAAAGAATTAATATAATTATTTTCATTAGTATATGGATTAGGTATTGTTTGTAATGACCAGTTTATTCCATCAGTTGAAGTCATTACTCTATTTCCTATTTTATCTAAACCAAATGAAGAAATTGCTACAAATTTTTCTTCGCCTGATATACCCCCCCAACAAATAGAAGTCCAATTATTATCAGCAGCTGAAAGTTGAGTAGACCAAGTAATTCCATCAGATGATGTCATTACTCTATTTCCTATTCCAGAGCTGGCTACTGCTACAAATTTTTCTTGTCCTGATAATCCTCCCCAACAAATAGAATTCCAATTATTATCAGCAGCTGATGTTTGTATTGACCAAGTAAATCCATCTATAGAAGTCATTACTCTATTTCCTATACCTGAATTAGCTACTGCTACAAATTTTTCTTGGCCTAATAATCCTCCATAAGTTAATGATGACCAATCATTATCAGCAGCAGAAATTTGTGAATTCCAAGTAAACCCATCAAATGATGTCATAACTCTATTTCCAATACCAGAACTAGCAACTGCTACAAATTTTTTTTGGCCTGGTATTCCATTATGTATTAATGCTTTCCAATCATTCAATGGAGATATTTGATAACTCCAATTAATACAGTCATATGATGTCATAACTCTATAATTTATACCACGCGATGCAATAGCAACATATAAATGTTGATCTTGAGTATTTGGATCATCAGATATTTGATGATAGGCAACTGATGTCCATATATTATCATATGGAGAATCTATACTTTGCCAATTATTAGTTGTATTAATGGCTCTCATAATTCTATTATTAGATCCATTTGAAGAGACAGCTACTATTATATCATCATTTAATATTCTAGCATATGCTAATGACCTCCAATCATTATTATTAACACTTACTGCTGAATACCAATTAGTACTATTAGAAGAATACATAACTCTATCTCTAGTTATATTATTAAAATCAAACCCAATACCAAATTTTGCCCCGGTTGTATTTTTTAATGTTATTTTTTTAGTAATATTATCATAGGCTAAATTAAAATTAGCTGCAGGTGTAAAATAATTTTTATAATCATTTAATTGATCTTCTATTAAATCTAAAATTTCACCAATATTTTCATATTGAGTTAAGCCTAATCCTAAATTTAAACTAATAGTAGTATCTTGAGTTTTATATTTATTTGGAATAATTCTTTTATTTGAATCATATAAAACCATTTTACAATTTACATCATTATAATTAGGAAATGGCCCTGCTGGATCTCCATTAGGAGTTGATCCAGAACCATTTATTACATCTATATAATTATAAGTACTAATACTTTGAGTAGATGTCCCACTAGCTGTATAATTAGTTTCATTAGTTTTTTTTGTTGTTAAATTATATAAACCATTACCAAATCCAATTAATGGTCCAATAGAATCTTTATGACCAAAATCTATTGTGCAAGGATTATTACTAGTAATAGTATAAGCAGAAGTAAATGATTCTCTTTCTATTTTATAATTAGTTACTAAGTTTTCAATAGAAGATTCTGTAATATCTAATATTAAATCATTACCAGTATATGGTAAATATACATATGGTTTACTAGGATCTCTTGGATTATTTAATGCTGTTTTAATTACTTGTGTTAATTGATAATCTGTTTTAATTGCTGTATTAAATTCTACTACTATTAAATGAGTTATATTTTTATAAATAACATAAAATGAATTATTACTATTTCCAAATAAATTAATTTCAGCATTTAAATCCATATCCAATAATTCAATATATTGTGGTGCCTTAAAGAATAAATTAGTTGGAAATGTTAATTCTATATCATTATTTAAATTATATACATTACTTTTATTAGCATTCGATAATAATACATTTTGACGAATCATATTTTTATTTAATTAATCCAATAATATTAAATATTAACTTGAAAATAATTTTTATAATATATTATATATTTTATTATATATATTTTATTGTATATTAAGATAAAAATAAATACAAAATGGTTGTTATTAATCAAAATACTAGTTTTAAAATATCAGGTTTTACTTATACAGGTACAGATACTCAATTAAATTATACAGCTAATGTTAATGCAGGCATTGCACAGCCATCAAAGGCTCTAATATTAGATTCTACAAGTAATTTAATTGGAATAAATTCACTTAATTTAAATAGTTTATCAACTACTAGTTTAACAGTAAATGGTACATTAATTAGTAATAATATTATTAATAATTTAGTAGCACTAGATGGAGTATCGCCAGGAACAGCTTCTGCATCTAAAGCATTAATAGTGGATAGTTCTCGAAATATTACTAATATTAATTCATTAGTTGCAACTAATTTAACAGGTACTTTACAAACAGCATCTCAAGCAAATATTACTACAATAGGTACATTAACTTCTTTAACTTCAAATGGAAATGTAAATATTGCTCAACATAATGGAACAACAATTGGATTACAATTAAATGGTGTATTAGTAACAGCAGGTGCTAGTGAATTAAATAGATTAAAAGGAATAACTGCGACAACATCAGAATTAAATAAATTATCAGGTGTTTTATCAACAACTGCTGAAATTAATAAACTTAATGGATTATTATCTACAACATCAGAATTAAATATATTAAATGGTGTAACTACAAGTACTGCAGAAATAAATTATTTATCAGGTACTACTATAGGAACAGCTGTCGCTAATAAAGCATTAATAGTTGGAGCAGGTCCAGATGTATCTGGGTTTAGAAATATAAATTTATCTGGAACAATTACTTCAAGTGGTGGTAGATTTATGATGGGTGGAACAACTTGGGGTTTATCACATAAATCTACCAATACTGTAGTAGAAATGGTTTCATATACAGATGGTTCAAATAATAATTATATGGGTACTTATACAGCTCATGATTTTAGTATAGCTACAGGAACTTTGCGTAGATTAGTAATTAAATCAGATGGTAAAATTGGAACTAATACAACAGTACCAATTAGACAATTTGATATTAATGCAGCTGATGGTAATTGTTTACGATTAATTTTTAATAATAATTCAGGTACAGGTACAGTTTATTGTGATCAATCGATTAGTTCAACTGGTGATGTTAGTTTAACAGCTGCTGGTACAGCTCCTGGTTTTACATTAACTGGAGGGAGAGTTTTAATTAATAATTCAACTGCATCTACTTCTACATCAACAGGAGCATTACAAGTGTTAGGAGGACTAGGAATAGGTGGAAATATAAATTCTGCAGGTAATATAACTACTTCTGGTACAATATTAATCAATAAAACAAATTCTGCAAATGCCGTTGCTGATTTTATTGGTAGTAATACATATCTAAATGGAAGTCATAATAGAGTATTAAGATGCTCTGGAAGTAATGTTTCACCAGTAATTTTAGAAATACAAGTAAATCAAAATACATCTTCAACTACGACTAATTCTGCATGGATCGGTACCACAACAACTAATGATTTTCAATTAGGTAGTAATAATTTATCAAGAATGACTATCTTATCATCTGGTAATATAGGTATCGGTACTACTACTCCTTCATATGGATTAGATATTAATGGATCATTAAATGCCACTTCATTATTTTTATCAGGGACGCAAGTGACAGCAAATGCTAACCAATTAAATATATTAAATGGTGTTACTGCAACTACAGCAGAAATCAATACATTAGCTGGAGTAACTCCTGGTACTATTACAGCTTCTAAAGCAGTAGTCGTTAGCTCATTAAGACATATTGGAACATTTGGTAATATGAGTTCTGATGGTGTTATAAGTATTCATAGATTAGGAGAAGGATTAAGACATAATAGTGATAGTAATGTTAATAGTAATACTGTTTCTATTAGAACAGTAACAGATACTACAAGTCCTGCATCTGGTGCTATCGGTACAACTAATAATCATGCTTTTCATTTATATACTAATGGACCTTCTAATAAAAGATTAAGTATTACAAATTCTGGGAATGTTGGAATTGGTACAACTACTCCTAATTATACATTTGAAGTAAATGGTACTATTGATTGCAGTCAAAGAATATTAATTGGTACATCTACAGATACAGCAACTACAAGGATGATATCTGCATTAGATAGTACATTACTTACTGGAGAAAATAGAGTATTTACATTAGGTAGAGCAAATTCTGCTAATAATCAATCAGAATTTGGATTTAGATATATAGCAGATGGTTCAACATCTAATTATTTAAGTTTAGGTTTACATACTTCTCCAACCAGTTTAAATATTTTAGGTAGTGGTAATGTAGGTATTGGAACAACATCACCTACAGAAAAATTAGAAATTAATGGTAATTTATTAACTTCTGGAGAAATTAAATCAACTTCTGGTAGATTTTGGATGTTAAATACTGAATATGGTTTAAGTCATACAAATAGTACTGGCGGAGGTGCTGAAATAATTACTTATTCTAATGGTATTGATGATAATAGTATTGGAACATTTAGTTATAATTCATTTCATTTAACTACTTATAATACTAATAGATTAAGTATAACTGCAGATGGTGATATTTCTATTAATAATAATACTGCTAGTACATCATCAACCACAGGATGTTTAACATTAGCTGGTGGATTAGGTATTAGTGGAAATACATATATTGCAAATTCAACAGTATTAGGCACAACTTCTAGAACTAATTTAACAAATTGGGATGTTAATGGAATACAATTTGCAACTTCTTCTTCATCATATACTTTAACAGCAGGTAGTACTCCTACAAAATTAGTAGCTAATTCATTTGCTCAACCAACATTTGCTGCAACTGCATCAACTAATTTAACATATGCTGCAACTGTTTATATTCATAATTCTCCAACATTAACAAATTTAACAGCTACTGAAAATCATTATGCATTATATATTAATGCAGGTAGAGTTAAAATAGCTACTACGACTGCTTCTACTTCTACAACAACAGGAGCTTTAATTATTTCTGGTGGCGTTGGTATAGCTGCTGATAGTACAATTGGAGGTATATTATCTATTACAAATACAACTGCTTCTACAAATTCTACAACAGGTGCTTTAAAAATAAGTGGAGGTTTAGGAGTAGCAGGTGCTATTAATATTGGTTCAACATTAGGAGTTACTGGAGCAATTTCAGGTTCTAATACTATTACAACAACTGTTAGTGGAGATGGCTTAAGACATTCTAATGGAACAATTAATTTAGTTTCTAATGTAGTTAGTGCTAATAATATTGGCTATTTAGGAACTTCTTCTGTACATCCACTTGGATTAATTACTAGTGGTATATCAAGAGTTAATATTGATACTAGTGGTAATGTTGGAATTAATACAACGTCTCCTGATGCTAAATTAGAAATTAATGATGTAAATGGAACATGTTTAAGATTATCTTATAATGATCTAACTAATGTAGATCAAACCGTTAAATCTGATGGAACATTATATATTAAAGCTGCTAGTAATGATGTTTTTATAGGGAATGCTACTAATACTTCACAAAGTTTATATATTGGACCAGATAATGTTTCTGGAACTGGTGGATTATTAAGAATAGTTAATAGTGGTGGTATTAATTATATTCAATCAGGTACAAATATTAATACTAATTCTGCTGCAGATTTATTTATTAGTAATATGAAAAATACTACATCTACTAGTACTAGAAAATTTATGATTAAGGCTGATGGTAAAATAGGTATACAAACAAGTGCACCTACAAGACAATTAGAAATAAATGCATCAGATGGTAATTGTCTAAGATTAACATATAATGATTCTGATGGAAGTGCAGTAAACTATACAGATTTTAGTGTAGGAACTGATGGTGATCTTACAATTAATAGCACTGGTGGAACAATTAAATTAACAAATACTACTGATAGTACCTCATCTACAACAGGTGCTTTAGTAATTTCTGGTGGTCTTGGTATTTCTGATACATTAGATGCAACATCATCTACAAATGGTGGTGCATTTACATTAGCTGGAGGAGCAGCAATAGCTAAAAAATTATTTATTGGAAGTGATTTATCTATTAGTGGTAATATTACTAATCCTATTTCTATAACACCAGCTACTAAAACAATTGGAAGTTATACTGTAGATGGTTTAATATGGAATTCTAATAGAAATCGTTTATTTGGTATGCGTCATATAAGTGATGATGAATTAGCATTATCTTGGGCAGGTGGTGGATTATATACAGATCAAGTTATATTTTCTAATTCAACTGGTTTAACTACTAATTTAACTTTTAATGCAAATAGAACAGTTAATATAGGTGGCACTGCTCGTTCATATGCTAGTTGGGGTTTAACAGGAGTACAATCTAATTATATAGGAACAACATATACAGATACTAGTAGTACTACTCCAGTAACTAATGCTGTTATTAATTCATTTGGTCAATCTACAATTGCATCAACAAATGCTTCTAGAACTATTGAAAATGCAGCTACTATTTATATAGCAAATTCACCTAGTGCTGGTACTAATATGACTCTAACTAATTCATATTCATTATGGGCTGCATCAGGTAGAGCATTATTTGGAGCAGCTGTTTCTGATACTGTACGTGGTACAGCACAATTAATAATTAATAGAACTAATAATAATCCTTATTTAAGATGGACTGATGGTACTGCAATAGCAGAAATGTTTATAAATAGTTCAAGTCGACCATCTATAGGAACTGCATCCAATCATGATTTAGGATTTTATACTGCAAATGGATCATCAAGTCAATTATTATTAAAACAAGATGGAAATGTTGGCATTAATACTTTATCTCCTACTAATCAATTACATGTAAATGGCACTACTAGAACTAATAGTATTATTGTTGGTAGTAATAATATAACTAGTTCAACAACAATTAATGGAATTATATCCGGTATTACAAATTTTGGAGCAAATTCCTCTGGTTCATTTTTAGATGTAACTATTTCATTTACATCACCATCAGGTTCTGCTCCTATATGTGCAATGGCAACATGGAGAAAAAATACAACTGCTAATAATGACGCATTTGTTGTATCTACATTTACGACTTCATCAACAAGTGTTATTTTTCGAATATATAGAGTAGATTCAACTACTAAAACATGGAATGATGGTCAATCTATAAATTATCAAATTATATTTTAATAAAAAAATAAAAATTCTAATATTTAAATAATATTTATTTTTTTTTTATAAATTTATATTTGTTATTAATATAAAATCGTAAGTTTATAAGAGTAAGAAATTATATAATTATATAAAATGTTCGTAAGTGGTGGTAAACGTAGATCTCGTCGCGCTTCTAAAAAGATGTCTAAAAAAGCTGCAGGTTCCCGACGCCGTTATGGTAAAGGAGCAACTGGTGGTGCTAAAAAATCTAAGAAATCTAAAAAATCTAAAAAATCTAAAAAATCTCGCAAATCTCGTAAACATTAAATTAATTGTAGATTAGATTTTTATATTTTAAAATTTTAAAATAAAAAAAAATAATGAATATATTTATTAATAATTATTTTATAAATTAATTTCATTATAATTTATATTTTTTTTTATAATAGTAGAATCTCTTTCTTTATAGGCATCCATTCTACTATATAATTGATTTTTTAAAATAGTTTTATTATCTACTATATCAATAATAATTCTTTTAATATGATTATTCTGTTTATTTAATCGAAATATACGCCCAATAATTTGCTTTGCTTTTGATTTTCTTGGTGTTGATAAAATAACAGCATTCATTTTATCTATAGATACTCCAGTTGAACTATAACTATATGTTGTAAAAATTACATTACTTTTATCTTTTGCATTTTGAATATCTTCATCTGATGAACCACCATATAATACTAAATTATTATTTATATTTAATTCAGGAACTGAAATATAATCTTTATATAAATTATTATTTTCACTATTATTATTAGAAGTATTATTTTGACTATTATTATTAGAAGTATTATTTTGATTATTATTATTTTGAACTGTATCTAAATTATTAGTATTTAAATTTGTATATTTTTCTTCTAATAAACAATTAAATTCATTATATAAATATTCTAAATGATTTCTTCTTTCTGAAAATACAAAAATATTTAATTTTAAATCAAATAAATTCAATAATTCATTTAATATTAATTTATTTCTATATTCATCATTAATTAAATCTTCTATCATTTGTGGAACACAAATCATATTAGTAGTTGGATTTATATGAACTTTAATATATTCATCAGGGGCATTATATTTGATTATATTTACTTCTGCTTGAAATTTAATATCACTATGAATAAAATTAGGTAATTGATGAGCATCTAAAACTTCTCCAATATGTGCATGAGAAATTAAATCACATTTATTATTTCTTTCATCAGGTGTTGCAGATAATCCTAACATATATGTTGATTGAAATCTATTATAAATAACTTTAAATATATCTGTACAATAAATATGACTTTCATCTAATATAATAAAATCAAATTGATTAAAGAAATTATCATATGAATATGTATATTTTATTTTTTTATTTATATGATCTTTTAAAATAAATTCATCACTAATTAAAGAATTAATAATACCTACTATTATATTACCATCTCTTTTATTTTTACCATAATATTCTCCAATAGTATTATTAGGAAAATATTTAGTTAATAATTCTACCCATTGTTTTAATAAATATGTATTAGGTACTATTATTAATGTTTTTTTATTTATTCTACTAATTAAATCCATTGCTATAAATGATTTACCAAATCCTGCTAATACCTTTAATGTTAATCCAGCTTTGCCTAATTTTATATTTTGATGAGTATATATATTTTCAAAAATATGATTAATAATATTAATTTGATTCTGATTTGATTTACCAATATAATTTAATTCAATATGTTCTCCTTTTAAAATATTATTTTCTATTTTATCTATAATTTTTAAATTTAATAACTTAAATCCTAAAAATCTTGGAAAAATTATTATATTATCGTGTTTAAAATATAATAATTTAGTTATATAAAAATTACCAATTGGACTTTTATATCTAATTATAAACTTATTTTGAATTTTTTTTAATCCTTCTGAATCATATTTCTTTAATAACTCACTAATATTAATTTCTAAACCTCTATTTGTTAATATACCTTTAATCATTGATATTTTATAGATTATGATAATTTATTTATTAATTTAAATATAATATATAATATATACCAGAAATTATTTAATATGTATTTAATCAAACAATATTTAATCACAAATAAAGCAATTAGAAAAATTATCAAATATATTTTAAAATCTAATTATAATGCTTATCAAATAGGATTCGAATTTTCTTTATTATATTATTTTATTTATGAAGATCAAAAAAATTATAATAATAATATTAATATAAGTGTAAAAAATTTTTTATTTAAAGCATTAGATGAAGAAACTAAGTTAGAAATTTTAAAATGGCTATCTCCTATAATTAATTATAATAAATTTTTTAAAAAATTTAATGATAAATTATTAAATATAAATATGACTAGATTATCAAGTTTTTTTAGAGGTTATTATATAAATAATTTAAATTTATATGGTACTAATATTATTATAAATCAAATTTTAGATACTGAAAATTATCAAATATGTAATGATTTTTCTATATACTTTGTACTATATGATTTTCATAATATATATTTAGATTTTATTTATCATAAAATTATTAATATGAATCATTTTCCATGTAAAATTAAATATCTGATTGCTTCTGATTATGATAAATATTCTATTAATGAAATAACAGATGATATTAATTATAGATTAGTTTTTATACATAAAAAAAAATATTATAATAATTCTATTAAATTAATATTAAATTTATTATTTTATAATGTTGTTAATACTTATAGTTTAAATAATGAAGAAGAATTAAAATTATATAAAATTTATAATATTTTTAATAAAAGTTAAATTAATATTTTTTTAATTTGAATAATTAATATATAAATTATTAATATTTTATAATGAATAATACAAATAGAAATATAAATAGAAATATAAATAATATAGAAAATAATGAAATAAATAATGAAGTAAATAATGAAGTAAATAATGAAATAAATAATGAAGTAAATAATGAAGTAAATAATGAAGAAAAGAAAGAAGATAATAATGAAGTAAATAATATAAATTATTATAATATAGGAAAAAATTTTATATTATCATGTGAAAATTTTAATATTATTGATTTAGAATATATTAATAATATTGATTTTATTGATTTTTTTAGAGGTTATATAGAATTAAATTCTAAAATATTAATTCCAAATAATAATTCACAAGATATTACTGAAACAAAATTATATAAAAAAAATAAACAATTAATTAAACATACTCATAATAAACAAATACAATATCCTTTATTTCTAATATGTTTTAAAAAATCAGATAAAAAATTATTAGATATTTTTATTAATTATATTAATCAAAATTCTAATATTCAATATTCAATAATTATTCAAAATTTTACTTATAATAAAATTAAATATAATTATAAATTACAATTTGAAACATATAATGTTTTAAATATATTATCTAAACTATATTATCCTAATATAGATAAAAATGATACAGATGAATATTTATATAATATTTATATGACATTATCAAATTATAAATATATTAATTATGATTCAGATAATGATTCCTTAACTTATTTATTACCTAAATGTAATATTAAATTACTAAATTCATCTGCTAAAATGCCTTTTAAAGAAAATGCTTCAGATGTTGGATATGAAATAACTATTATTAAAAGATTTAAAACTATATCTGATAAAATAACATTATATGATACAGGTATACAATTAATTCCACAATTTGGATATTATTTTGAATTAATTCCAACATTTAATTTATCATTAACAGGTTATATTATTGCAAATTCAGTTGGAGTTATTAATCCTGTAATAAATAATAATAAATCATTATTAGTATCATTAATTAAAATTGATAAATCAATGCCTGATATAATATTACCATTTACTTGTTGTAAAATAATATTAAAAGAAATGATACATTTTGAATTAAATTTAGAAAAATAATTGAATTATTATTTTTATTATTATGACCATATCTAAAATGGAAACTATTTTTAAACAACTTCCAACTGAGATTATTTCTCAAATGCTACAAACATTGACTCTTCTTCCAGAAGATAATTATTGGCAAGAAGTCTATAAAAATAAGTTCTCAACTGAAGTCCTATCGAAAATTGATCCAAAAGGTTATTTTAGTCAATTTGTCATTCCAAAACTCAACCATGGTTGGGAATTGGTAGGAATTGGTGAATATATCTTTTGTAATACTTGCCTTCCAGAACGAGAAACACAAGAAAACTGTTGTAATTGCCATATGCATTTGCCATGTGCTAACTGCTATTGTTATGGATGGTATTCTTGTCATGGCTGCTCTAATGAGTATCAACTTGTTTCTTGGAAACAAATGCAGGGGTTTTTCTATACAAAAGATGGAAGGCTCTATGAAAACTTTGAAGAATTTTGTAAAAAAAATAAAATACGAAGAATTTATGAAGAGTAAAAAGTTTTACATGTATTTTACTTTTTTTTATTTAATTACTACTTCCAAATCCACCACTATTTCTAGTTGTATTTGTAATTAAATTATCTTGATTTGTAATTTGAATAATATCTAATGAAATTTGTGGTTTAAATATTAATTGACAACAGCGAAAAGGTAATTCTAAATCAGGCATGTCTTTATCAATTTTTGTTAATGCTACATATAAATTTCCAGAATATGTTTTTTCAATTATACCAATTGAATTAGCTAATATATAACCAGATTTTGATAAAGATGATCTTGGAACTATTTCAATATAATATCCATAATCAACAGATAATTTAATTCCAGTATCATATAAGATAGTTGATGGAGTTAAATTTTTTATTTTTTTTATAATAGTTAAATCATAACCAACATCTGATTCATAATGTTTTGATGGAAATATAGCATCTTTATCTGTTTTATAAAAATGACATTTATCTAATAATAAAGTTGAATTATTTTTATTTAAATATTTCCAATTAATATATTTTTGAAATTTAGAATATAAATTAGGTAAATAAATCTTATTATTTTTATACATCTCGCCTAAAAAATCTATACTATTTGTAGATAATAATTTTAACTTATTATTCATTTTAATATGTGGAATTTTAATATAACAATCAAAATCTTTTAATAAATATTCAGAATTAAAATGTATATTTAATTCAGGAATTTTATTTTTCATTTCTAAATTGCAATTATTATCAATATATCCATTTATAAAATTCCAAAATAAATTGAAATTATTTTTATATAAATTTGGTAATTTAACTAAATGATAATTTTTACCAGGTAAAATTTGTAATAAATTAATATAATCATCGCAAATAGTTTTAGAATATATTTTAATATTTAAATATTCAGAATTATTTTCATCAAAAGAATCATATGTTAAAATTTCTTCATTTAAATATAATTTTAAATTATCTAAAATATATAAATAATCTTTAGATAATTTAAATTTTAAAATATTATTTTTTTTAGATATATATGCAGTATTTGATAAAAATCCTAATAAATATGTAGTAGTTGAATTAATATTTTTTTCATTAAATAAATTATGATTAAATTGTGGATAAATTTTATAATTACTCATATTTATTATTAATTTATTTATTATTATATACCTATTATTTTTAATTAATAATAAAATTAAATTATATATTATATCCTATTAACTACTAATTATTCAATTTTAAATTAATAAAATATGTTTTATTTAATATTTTCAGTAATTATACCATTATCATTTTCTTATTATAATTATATAATGTATAAAAGATTAGAAGATATTTATACAAAATTGGATCATATGAATAAAAAATTAAACTATTATTTAACATATCAATATGTTGAACCAATAGATCCTAATTCTGATGTGATTATATCTTCTAGTACTAATGAATATACATTACCATATGATTTAGATAATATCTTAGAAAATATAGATCAGAAAAAAAAGAAATCAAATAATGATGAAATAAATAAAATTTATTTAGTATTGTAATTCTAATAATAATGGTAAATGATCAGATCCATAAATATTATCTAGAAATTCTATTTTTTTTACAGATTTATATAATTTAGGTGTTATTAATGCAAAATCAATTAATAAACCTTTATTATATTGTCTACTTGGCCATCTATAAGTAAAATAACTATATTGTTTTTTTTGTGGAAATTTTTTTCTAAATACATTAATAAATCCATTATTAATTAATTTATTAAAATCTGATATTTCAATATCAGTTACTCCAGCTAATTTATTATAATGTTTTTTAAAATCATAACTATCATGTTCAACATGTATAGCATTAAAATCACCTATTATTATCATTTCTTTTTTTGATTTTAATTGTTGCATTTTTGTATAAAATTTTTTATTAAATTCATGTTTTTCTTTTAATCTTTCTAAATTAGGTCCTGCATTTGTTGCATATAAATTAATTAAATAAAATTTTTTATATTTTACTTTTAAATATCTACCTAAAGTATCATCAAAATTAGTAGAATAAGATATAGGTTTAATTTTACTTAATATTGCAACACCACTATAACCTTTTTTAGTATGAGGAATATTATAATATTTATAAGGATATTCTTCTTGTAAAAATTCTAATAAAATATTTATAGTACTATCACATAATTTAATTTCTTGAAGACATATAATATCAAAGTTATATTTTTTAATAAAATTTTCAAATGTATTTTTTACTAATTTTTTATTATCTATAATATTATTTTTTTTTAAAATTGCTCGTAAACTAACTATATTCCAACTTAAAATTTTCATTATAAATAATAATATAATAATAATATAATAATAATATAATAATAATATAATAATAATATATTTATAATAAATATAATATTGGTATTATATTAATATGTGTTTTAATGAAAAAATATCATTATTAACTTATCTAATAGGACTTTCTGGTTCTATTAATTTATATAAAATTAATTTAATTCCTGAATCATTTTTCTTTGGATGGGTTAGTCATATGCAATTAATAGATTTTATTTTATGGGAAAATCAACCTTGCAAAATACAAGAATCTAATAAAGTATGTAAAAAGGAAGAATTAAAATTATGTAATAAAACTAATCAAAATACTACAACTGCAGGAATGATTATAAATCATTTAGAACCAGTAATTATGTTTACATCAATATTAATATTTAGTAAACAAAAACTACCTATTTGGGTAATGATATTAACAATAATATTTTTTATATGTTTATTTATTTATACAAAAGATGTAATAGATAAAAAAGACACAATTGAAAAAAAATGCACATATGTAACAGAACAATCTACTCCACATTTATTTTGGCAATGGAATTATAATGAACCATATAATATTATATATTTTTATTTTGTATTTATTTTTGTATTATTATCATTTTATGGATTTAGTCATAGATATTTTAGTAGCTTTATTATATTGATATCATATATACTTAGTCATATTATTTATGATAATAAAAAATCAATAGGGGCATTATGGTGTGTTTTTGGGGCAATTATGCCATGGATATTATATACATATGAAAAAATAAAATAATTTATAATAATAAGTTTTTATTAAATTAAAATATATATATAAATTTCATTATAAATAATATATATATTATTAATAAAAAACTATGTTATTATTAGAAATTAAATTTAAATTTATATTATTATTAATTTTTATTATTAATTGGTATATATTATTTTATATTATATTAAATTGGACTAATATAGATAATTATTTAGAATACATAGTTAAATTTATTAGTATAATTATATTATCTATATTTATTTTATTTAGTTCTTTTTGTTTTATATAAAAAATATATTACTTAATATAAGTTTTTAAATTAAATAAAATTAAATTAAATTATGCCTTCTCCTAGATTAATAAACGTAATAAGTATTGTTTTAATAATTGGATCATTAGTATTTTTAATATTAGGTGGTACTGAATGGTATAAATATAGAGATGATTGTAAAGATGATTGTAATAATTATAAATATTTAACAATTGGTGGTGGTATTGGTTTAATTATTGGTTCTATATTAGCATTTTTAAATTATGAAGGGCGTTTTGAAACTGTTGATGTATCTAGTAGATTGACACCTGTCGTTCCAAATATTCAATCTAATGTAGATTCTATATAGATTCTATATAAATTATAATTAAGTAAAAAATTATAACCAAGTAAAAAATTTTAAATTATATAATATAGATTGATTTTCTTTATCAATCTCATTTTTTTTATTTTGATCATATTCTAATTTAAGTTTTAAATAATCTTTTTTTAAAATTTTATAATTATTAATTAATGAATTAAAATCATCTTTTAATTCATTATAATCTTTAATATTTTTATTATTAATTTGTTGAAACTCTAATAAATTATTATTAATAAAAGTATTTATTTTATTTTCAAAATTTTTACTTAAATATGTATATTGATTATTTAAAATTTTAAATTGTAAACATAAATTAGAATTCTGTTGTTCTAATCTTAAATTATATTTTTTTAATAATTCATTTTCAAAATTTTTAGACTTAAAATATCTAAATTCTGACATATTAAATATAATTATTCTATAAATATAAAAAAAAATAATATTTAATATATAATTACTACTAATTAAGGCTATTTAAGATTATTATTTAAAGACTATTTAATATTATTTAATAAATTCTTTTTAAATAAATCTAAATCCTTTATAATTTCATTAATTGCATCATTACATAATTTTTTATAATTAGAATGTTTAATATTTATAATAATTTTATGTCTTAAAGGGTGTTCTAATTTATAATTAATTAATTCTAATGTTTTATCTAATTTATAAATATATGAAGTTAATAAATTCCCAATTGTATGATATTCATTATTAATATGAATTTCATATATATTATTATTATTAATAATAAAAATTTCATTTAATATTTTATTAACATCTGATGAATTTTTTTCTAATTGATAATTATTAATATCTTGTTGAATTTTTTTTAATCTAAAGAATAAATTATCATAAATTAAATTAATTAAACCTTTTAATTCTATATTTGCATTATTTATTAATTCTATTTTAAAATCAGTACAATCATTATTTAATGATAATTTTTTAAAATCTGTATTAATAATTTCATAATTAAAACTTCCAATTGAATAAATATGATTATTATAACCATATTCTTGATTAATATTAATATTATTAATATTTAAATATTTATTAGGTTTTAAAGTACAAATTAAAATATTAGGATTAAAATAAATAGTTTTATCATTTTTATTTTTTTTATTTATAATATCTTTAGTATATATTTTTATAATATCATTTGTATTATTAATAACATTTAATTGAAATATTAAATCAGGATCTATATCTTGTTTAATAGAGATAGTATTTAATCTTTCTATAATAGTATCATGTAAAATATATTTATCATCTGTATGTATATCAAAAATATTAGTATGTAAACATTTTACTAATAATTCATCATTAAATATTCTTCTAATTGCATTAGCAAATGCTTCATTACTATTTAATAATTCAAATTGTATTCCTTTTTTTACTAAAGTAGGTAATATATTTTTATTTTTATCAATAATAGATTTATATTTGGAATCATTATAATTAATAGAATAGTCTATAATTTTAATATTTTTAATTTCCATATTGTAATTAATAAGTATTATACTATTATACTATTATATTATTATTATATTTAAATTTATATATAATTCAATTTTAATTAATTAAATACTTATTAATTAAAGGTCTATTTTTTTATTAATTCAAATATTGGCATAAATGCAGTATTAATAAAAATTATACCTATATAAGTACTAAAAATTTTATCTAAAAAATTTTCAGGTTGTTTTCCTATAATACCATCTGCATGTAATATTAATATAATTCCAACAATTAAAACAAATAATAATGAATATAATTAATCCCCAGTTAATTTAACTTGTATTTAAATTCTAATTTAAATTCTAATTAATATTACTATTATATTAATCTTTTACATAAAAATTTATATAATATAATTAAATTTAATATGGAAAAATTTATCAATTTGCAAATAATTGTAAAAGATTCACCATCTTCGCAAAATAAAAATAATAAAAATTTATTTAAATTTTTAAATTTAAATTATCAAGAAATTTTACAATCTGATTATTATATTCAATTAATATTATTAACAGATAAAAACTATAAAAGTTTTACTAAAAAAATAAAAAATACACCAGCTTTAATTAATACATCTAATGATCATATTGAAATTGGTACTTATAATATTATTAATTATTTAATTAAATTATGTGAGGGTGAATCTTATAATGAAAAACAAACTAATGAAAATTATAATAATACTGAAAGAAATAATATAATGACAAATAATAACTATAATAGTAAAGATAATGATAGTCAAAATAATAATAATTCAAATGAATTATTACATGATTTTTTATTATCTGAAGCATTAAAGGAAGATAGTATAGAAGAACCATTAGATTTAAATAAAGTAAAAGATAAAGAAAATAAATATAAATTAAAACAAGAAAAACAAAAAAAAGTAAATCCAAAATTAAAAAATACTATGATTAATACATTTAAAAATAATAATCAAAATTTAAATTTATCTATTGATAATTTACCAAAAGATGAAAAAAATATGTATGATAATCAAGAACTTACTAAAACTAGACCAATATCTGATTATATGAGTGATGATAAAGATTTAAAAAAGTTTTGGGAAAATATGGCGGAAACTTAATTTTTAATAGTTAAATATTTACAATATTCAGATAATAATATTTTTAAAGTTTTTTTAATAATTTTTTTTTCTTTTTCATCATATTTAATCCATACTTCTTTTAACATATTTAAAAGAATTAAAATTCCATCTTTATCATTTTCATTATTTTTAATATAATCTTGCATTTCATTATCATTCATTACATTTTCTTCAATATTTAAAATAAAATCTTCTGAATCATTTTTAATATGATCTCTATATTTAAATAATTGTGGACCTGCTTCTTCTAATAAAAATATTGGATGGGATTTAATAATTAATAAAGTTCTTCTTTTCATAGTATCAAATAAAATATTATCTTCTAATGATTCATTTACAATTAATAATAATTTTTTAATATTTTTATTAAAAACATCAGTTATATCACAAATATTATATTTACTCATTTATCAAAAATAATCTATTAAGAATAAATTATAAAAAATATTTCTCTTATTTATATTAAAAATAATCTTATTTATTTAATATATATATATTTTAAGATTAAGTTAAATTAATATTATAAATATAATTATAATATAATAGAAATTATCTATTAAAAATGGCTCGTGGACATGGAAGTAGAATGAAAATTGTTAAACAAAATATAGATCAACAAGGTATGTCTGATATGTTTAATCAATTATTAGGAGATGAAAAATCATTAGATATTAATATTATTAAAGATAAATATTTAAAACTTAAAACAAATATTGAAAGAATTTATAAATTATTAGAATCATTTCATAATACGGTATATGTTAAAGTACTAAATAATATTATAGATACTTCATTATATAAAAAAAATATTAAAGGATTTATAGAAGATATTAAAATATTATTTGCAGAAGAAGTATCTGATGATAAATTAATTAGACATTATAAAATTTTAAAAGAACATAAAATAGTCAAAGATTGTATACATATATGTAAAAATTTAATTATATATAAAAAATATATTGAAGATAATGATAATTTATCAGATATATTTATTAAGTCTTCTAAAACTCATGACTTAGTAGTTTTTCCATTTTGTAATTTTGATATTAAAATGATATATACACATGCTAAAATTGATGAAAGTGTTTCTAAATATATTTTAATATTTTTAAATATGATATATAAAACAACATATGAAATTTATGAAATTATAACTAGTCCTGATATTGATATTTCAAAATTTTCCGATATAATTGTACAATCAATTCAACAAGCAAAAAAAATGATTCCTAGAGCCAATAGAGCATTTAAAAAGATAGAAGATTCAGTAGAATTGCTAAAAAATAATTTTCAAAATTACTATAAAGATTTTATTTCTACTAAAAATCCAAGTATTATTTTAGAAAATTTTATTTTAGATTGTTCTAAAGAAAATTCTGATGATGTCGATTTAGATTTAGCTAGACAATTTAAAAGAATTGTAATGTTTTATCAAAAGAAATCTCAAGGTAAAATTAAAGATCCAAGAATTAATCAATTATTTGAAATGTTAAATAAGAATTTTGAAATGTTAAATGTTAAAGAATCAGATATTAAAGAAGAAGAAAATGAAGAAGAAGAAAATGAAGAAGAAAATGAAGAAGAAATTGAAGAAATTAATATTGATGAAATGAATATTAATAAAAAATAAATTAAATAACTATATAATTTTTAAATTAATATAATAATTATTTTTTTTGATAATAAATATTAATATATATATAAATATATTATTAGCTTTTAAATATATAGCATTTATTTAAAACTAATTAATCATGATGATAATTGATTTAATTTTATTATTATTATTATTTTATTTATTTATAAATATTATAAATAGTAAATACCAAAATAGTTATGGAGAAATTAAAGATAATGATTTATCAGCTAATCTTTTATCAAATAATATAATATTTGATGATGATTTAATAATAATAAATAATAAAAATTTAGATAAAAATTTAGATAAGACTAATATACCTAATAAATTATCAAATTTTGAAAACAAAGAATTAAATAATAGTATGAATAATAGTATAAATAATAGTATGAATAATAGTATAAATAATAGTATGAATAATAGTATGAATATAAAATCAAATAAAGATATATATAAAATTGTAGATGATATTTATGATTTACCTTCAAATACATTAGATAATCAATTAAATGATAATAATAAATCTAGTAATAAATCTAATACTAAATATAATGAAGATATAAAATTATTACCAAATAATGAAGGTAGATTAAATAATAGATATAATCGAAAATATAATAATATACCTTATGAAAATGATTTATATAATATACGTAAATATGCAATTAAAAATTTAATTAATGATGATGAAAATGAAACTAAAGAAATTATTAATAATAATAATTTATTAATAAGTAATCAACAAGATAATAATTTAGATTCTAAAATATTTAATAAATCTAATAGATCTCAAAAATTATTTAAGGATACTAAAACGATTGCAAATAGATTTAATAAAAATTCTATTATTAATGATTATAAATCAGAATTAGATTATTATCAAAAAATTAAAACCCCATGGTGGGAAGAAAATATTGATTAAATTTATAATTATATAACTATAAAATATTAATAAAAAAATAATTATTCTGTTATTAATTTAGATCTACAATATGGACAAGTTGATAATGATTGTTTCATTAAATATTTTTGATAATTATTATCACTTAAAAATTTATTTAATTTAACTTGATAAAATACTAAATCTTTTAATTTATTTTGTATTTTTTTTGGTATTCTTCTAATATTAATATAATATATAAAAGAATAATAATCTTCTTCAAATGTATTATAATTATCATTATATTTTTGTTCTATTTTATATATAACTTTAGCTCTTAATAATTTACCAATTCGTGTTTTTAAAAAAGGTAACCAATAGGTTTCTAAATTTGGATAGGGTATTTTTGGTTTATGTATCATATAAGATTTATCCCAATATACATTATAAATACATTTATAACATAATATATGTGAACATTCATACATATTAATAATAATATTATTTTTTTCTGATGTAAAACATATTGGACAAGTTTCATTATTATCATTTGTTTTATAATCTATTTTTTTATAAAAATATAAAAAACAATCATTACAATAATCAAAACTACCATTTTTCAATTGTTTACATAATTGAAAATTAATACAGTTAAATTCATCATTTGATTCATTATTTAATTCATCATTTGATTCATTATTTAATTCATCATTTGATTCATTATTTGATTCATTATTTGATTCATCATTTGATTCATTATTTGATTCATCATTTGATTCATTATTTGATTCATCATTTGATTCTGAATAATTTGTATAATCATAATTATAATTATTAAAATCAAATTGACTATAATCTATATCTTCATTATTAATACTTTCAGGTGTAGAACTATTATATTCTAATATTTCATTTAAAAATGTTGCATTATCAAATGTATAATTCATATTAATAGATCATTAATTAATAGTTATATAAATTACTATATATTATATTAAAATTCATATTAATTAATATAATTTTTATTTAAATTAATATAATTTTTATTTAAATTAATTAACAAAATCTTGATCAATATTTATATAACCAGATAATATAGATATAGAATTACCTACATTATATTCATAAATATTTAATTCTGAATTTTTTTTTATTAATAATGAATCAAATAAAATTATCTTAGGTTTATTTATTTCAAATTCTTTTCCTTTTTCAAAAATTGGTAGGTTTTTAATTAAATAAGATGTTGAATTTAAAGAATAATTAGAATTATTGATTATATATTTTTTTTTATCATCATTATATATTGCTATATTAAATTTAAATCCTTCATATAAACATCTTTTAATTTTAATAATTTCTTCTATAGATTCTATAAATAATTTATCATTATTATTATAGGAATTTAATAATTTATATAAATTTATATGATTATTTAAATTAGGATTTAAATTCATATTAAAAACAAAATCTTTAATAATTTCATCTCTTATTTCAATTAAATTTAATAATTGATCATAATTAATTTTATTATCAATACAAAAAGTTTTAATTTTTGTTATATCATTATTATAAAGTTCAATAATTTCTTGAAATTTATAAAAGAATAATAAAAAATCAATAAATTCACAACTTATAAATAATCTAGTTTTTAATCTATTATAATTATATTTATCTATTTTTTGTTGAGTAATATTATTATCATTAAATTGATTATTAAATGATTTAAATTTAGGTAATAGTAATTTAGATTTTCCTACTTGATTAAAAGCAGCAATTGTAATTAAATCTAAAATATTACAACCATAATGATAGCCAGAAATTATCATAATAGCATTTTCTATAGAAATATTTCTTATTTTATTTACAATTATACCCATCGATGTTGGATATCCATTTGCATAAATTAAACCATAATTATATAATTTATGTAATGCATTATTAATAGAAATATGAGAAGGTGAATCTAATAAATCTAAATTATATATATCTATATTTTTAAGAAATTTAATTTCATTATATTTTATATTATCATTTACTAAATTTTCAAATAAATTATTAGAATCAAGATATTTATCTATTATAGTTTTATATTTTACAATAATAATATTTAATATAATACTAGTTAAATCTTCTGTATAAATTTCAGGATATTGAATTTCTTGCATAGTATTAAAAATATTTTCTGTATATATAGGATAAAAATTTCCAGGATGTTCTCTACCAACTCTACCTTTTCTCTGTAATGCCATTGATTGTGTAACTGGTTTAACAATTAAACTATATGCATTATGAATTGGATTATATTCTAATTGATTAACTAATCCTGTATCTATACAATATTTTAACGATTCTATAGTAATACCAGTTTCGGCTATATTAGTTGCAATTATTACTTTTCTTGTTGGTTTATAATTATCAATTACTAAATTATCAATTTTTTCAAATAATGCAATATAATCTTCACCAGATGATTTATATGATTCACTATCTAATGCAATAGGATATAATTTATTTTTTAATTCTTTATTTAAATCTATTATTTTAAGTTTTAATTTATTTATATATGATTGACTAGGTATAAAAATAATAATATCTGATTTATATTGTTCATCATTAATATTAGTTAAATGAATATCTTTTACTGTTTCAATAATAGAATTATATATATTAGGACTATCATATTTTAAATAATTTATTTCAATTGGATAACTGGTACCTATAATTTCAAAAATAGTTTTAGTATTATAATATTTAGCATATTTATTAACATTCATAGTAGCACTTGCTACTACTAAAAATGGACAATCTACTATGTTATTATTAAAATATAATTCTTTTAAATAATAAAATATTAAATCTAAATTAGTTGATCTTTCATGTGCTTCATCAATTATAAAACATCCATATTTTTTAAATAAATTATCAATTGGCATATTTTTTAAAAATTGTAATAAAACTCCAATTGTACAAAATAATATTCCTTTTTCTAAAGGTTTTCTAATATATTCTTTAGTTTGATATCCAATATTTTTATATAATTCAATTCCCATTCCATCTGTTCTATTTTCTTTTTTATTTGCATCTACATTTGCTATAGTTTTAGGAATAGAAATTGCAGTTAAAATTCTTGGTTGAGTAACTATTATATTCTTTTTCATTTTATTATGAAATCTAAAATAAAATTCAGATGGAAAAACGGTAGATTTTCCAGATCCTGTTGCTGATTTTAAAATAATTATTTTATCTGATATTGTAGTATAATTAGTAGGATTATTAATACGTTTTTCAAACCAATTCATAACATAATCTATACCTCTAATTTCTGCAATATCTGATTTAGATTCACCCATATGAGGAATTATAACATTTTTTTTTAATAATGTAGGTAGTCCACCTGTAATCATTTATAATAATTTATTAACTATTTTTTTATTAATATAATATATAATATATAATTATTTAATTATAATGAGTATTGAAATAGTTGGATCAAATGAAGAAAAAATTAAATTAATTACTGAAAATAAAATAGAATCAATAATTAAAAATCAAGAGATTGCATATAATTTATATAAATCAAAATATTTAAATAAATGTAATAATAATTCATCGAATATTAAAACTCAATCTCATTTATTAAAACAATTAATTAAAACATTTTATAAATATAATAATAATAAAAATTTAGATTCTAATATAAGTAATTTTATAATATATATTAATAAAATTAATACTAATGATAATATTATTCAATATATTAATAATTTTTTAATACAACATAATATTTTAAATAATTTAGAAAATGGAATTAAAAAAAATTTAAAAAAAATTTTTGAAAAAAAATATAATAAAGATATTGAAGATATTCAATTACATAATAATTATTATGTAGATTTGATATATACTATTAAAATTATTGAAGAAAATTCTAAAATATCTAATAAAAATAATAATGAAATTAAACAAATAATTAATGAAATTTATAATGAATTAAAAAAATTAAATATAGAATTAAAAAATTTAAATATTATGAAATTAAAAATATATAAAAATGCTATTGAACTTAATATAAATATTAATTCATGTCAATTTATTAATAAATTAATAGATAATATAGATATACTATTAAAAAATACAAATAATATAAAAACAAATATATTAAAAATAGAATCTATAATTAATATATTAACAGAAAAAATATATAAATTATATTTATTAATTTAAAATGACTACCCCTGGTATTTTTAATTTATTAATTACTGATGATACTGAACAAGATAGTTATTTAATTGCACAAGGATTATTATCAGAAAGATTAAAAAAAATTAAAGTTAATAAATTAAATAATCTAAATAATACTTTAACAAAATTATATACAACTAAATCTCAATTAGAATCAGAAATAATAACAATTATTGATTATAATAATAGACAAATTAAACAAAATGAATTAAATAATATTATTAAGCAAATAGAATATTATGAATTAAATAAAACTGATTTAATTAAACCTACTGTTAATGATATAGATAAAAGTCATTTTTTATTTATAAATAATCAATATAAACCTTTTGTTGAATTTGGTTTTAATTATATTAAAACATCAGTAAATAGTCAGCCAAATTATGGAAATGAAATTGAATTTAATGTTCAAGACAATGGTGATTTTATTTCTGATATGATGATTTATATTAAATTATCAGAATTAACTGCTTATGATGATAATGATAGAGTTAGATATGCAGATTTTGTAGGACATAAAATTTTAAAAAAATGTCAATTTATTATAAGTAATAATATATTAGATGAATATGATAGAGAATTATATAATATATATTATAATTTACATATATCTGAAGCTAAAAAACAATCTTGGTTAAAATGTATGGGACAAGAAATTCCATCTATTGGTACATTAATATCTGATCCAATTAATAATGAATATAAAGAATTAAAATATATTGCTGATGGATATCAAACATTAAAAAAAAATCATCCAAAATTAGAATTATTTATTCCATTATTATTTTGGTTTAATAGAGATATCCGTTTAGCATTTCCAAATCATATTAAACCATTAGGTCAAGTTAAAGTAAAAATAGAATTAGAAAATGCCGAAAATTTAATGAATTCTATTGATGTAGTTAATGATGAATATAATCAACATTATAATATTCCAGATATTGAAAGTTGTACATTATATACTAAACATATATATATTAATACAGATATTCAAGATATATTTATTTCTAAATTAGGATTTAATTTAATTAGAATATATAAAAAAGTTGAAAAATATTTATTAAATAATAATGATAGAATATCTATCCAAGAATTAAAATTTCCTGTAGAATCTTTATATGTATTTTTTAGACCTGAAATTAATGAAACTGGATTAGATAATTTTCAAACTTGGCATTTAAATTCTTTATTACAATTAAATTATATTAAAACACCTATTATTTATGATGTAGGTGGTGTTGATACATTAGGTATAAATAATATTAAATATTATAAACAAACACCTATTATTAATAGCTTTAGATTTGAAAATAATAGTTCTTCAACATATGGAACACAATCAAAAATATTTTATGATGGATATTTACCATTCATAAGTAGTGATCAAATTATGTCTAATAATAATAATATTTATTATTTACCATTTACATTTATGCCCCAACAAAATCAACCATGTGGTTATTTAAATTTATCTAAAACTAGAGAAATTTATTTAGAATATAGTTCTAATAATATTGAAGATACTAAACCTGTTAAAATGTATATATATGCAACTGCATTAAACTTTTTATTAATAACTAAAAATGCAGCAACATTAAAATATTTAACATAAATTATAATAATAATCTTAAATATTATTATTTTTTTTTAATAAAAAAAATGTTAAAATTATAATTAAATATATTATATATAAAATGAATAAAGGAATTATAATAACTGCTGAAAAATTAAAAAAAAATTTTCCAAAAAAAAAAATATTAGCTGATATTGTTAATGATTTATCTTATAAAATAAATTCTGCTATTGATATTGAATATAAAAATAATAAATGTGAATTATTTTATAATTTACCAATTTCATTTAATATTCCAAATACTATTAATCATAAAGAATTTCAAGTAGAAGTTTATTATCATTTAATTAGTATTTTAGAACAAAAAGGTTATGTGGTTAATATTAAAATATTAAAAAATGAGACTATATTAAGAATTAATTGGTCTTATGAAAATACAGATGATATGGAAATTATGAAAGAAAAAATTAAATCTCTTATGTTTTAAATTTATTAATAAAAAAATAGATTATTTTTTAATTTATATTATTTTTATATTATCTATTTACTTTCTTTTTTTTTCTTTTCATTTTCTACTTCTTGTTCCAATATTTTAGTAAAATGTTGATATACAGTATAAATTTGTCCAAAACTTTCAACATGTGTAGGTACTCTTAATGATCCCTCTTTAAAAATTTGTACAATAAATGCTAATTCATTTAATGATAATAATTCAACTTCTTTATTATTATCATATGCATCTTTCATTACTGTTAATTTTTCTGTAATAGATGCAATATCTTTATATTCATTAATTTTAAATACACCTTTTTTGGAATAAAAATCAATTAATTCAACAACTGCACCAACTAAAGTACCATTTAACTCTACTGTTTCTATTTCTGACATTTTTAGTTAAATTGAATTAAATATAATCTATAATATATTAGGTATATATTATTAATCTTTAATTTAAAATTTAGTTATAACTATTAATATAATTTTAAATTAAATATGACTATTTTATTACCATCTAAACCAACTCAATTATCTGCAAATAATATTAGTTCTGATGATTCTGGTATTAATATTCAAGATGATAATACTAATCAAACTAATATTAGTTTAAAAACAAATAATAAAACTGCATTATATATAAGTAATACACAAAAAATAGGAGTTAATTTAGATAGTATTCCAGTTAAAAGATTTGTTATTAATGATGAATTTGGAGAAACATTTAGATTATTATATAATAAATTAAAATATGCGGATATTGATATTGATTCTCAGGGTTCATTACTCTTAAAAACATATAATAATAATGCATATATTAATTTTATTAATAATGCTGATAATAATTCAACCAATATTAAAATTAATAATCAACCATTATTAGCTAATGCAATACAATTAAATTATAATACAATAACAACACCTGGTATTGCTGAATCAAATAAAACTATAGTATTAGATATAAATAGAAATATTAGTAATATAAATCATATTATTAGTAATACTATAACTGGTCAATTATTGACATCAAATCAAACTAATATTACATCTGTTGGTACATTATTAAATTTAACATCAAATGGAAATGTGAATATAGCATCACATAATGGATTAGATACAGGATTACATTTAAATAGTATTTTAGTAACTAGTTCTGCATATGAATTAAATAAATTATCTGGTGCTATTTTTAATACGAGTGATTTAAATAAATTAGGTGCTATTTTAGCAACAGCTAATGAAATTAATAAATTATCTGGTAGTACATTAACAACAACAGAATTAAATAAATTAACAGGATTACTTGCCACAACTAATGAATTAAATAAATTATCTGGTTTAACTGCATCTACTAATGAATTAAATAAATTAACAGGTATAACTACAACAACTAATGAATTAAATTATTTATCAGGGAGTTCCAAAGGTATTGGATTACCATCTAAGGCTCTTATTTTAAATGAAACAAGAGATATTACTAATATTAATAATTTAAGTGCTGCTACTTTAGTAGGTGAATTAATAACAAATAGTCAACCAAATATTACATCATTAGGAATATTAACTGGATTAACTTCTAATGGTAATGTAAATATTGCACAACATAATGGTATAAATAATGGTTTACATTTAAATGGTATTTTAGTTAAAGCTACTGCTAATGAATTAAATATATTATCAGGTACTTCAATAACAAGTGATGATTTAAATAAATTATCAAATATTGAAGCTTCTTCATCTCAATTAAATTTATTATCAGAAATTACAGCATCTTCTAATGAAATTAATGTATTAGATGGTATTACTACAAATACAACTGAATTAAATAAATTAACAGGATTAACATCAACAACTACAGAATTAAATAAATTAAGTGGATTAACATCAACAACTAATGAATTAAATAAATTAAGTGGAGTTACATCAACATCTATAGAATTAAATTATTTATCTGGTATTAGTTTAGGTATAGGAATGGGATCTAAAGTAGTTACTTTAAATAATAATAGAAATATATCTAATATAAATAATTTATCTGCTTCTACTTTAGAAGGTACTATTAATACACCATCTCAGCCAAATATTACATCTATAGGTACATTAATTGGATTAACATCAAATGGTAATGTAAATATAGCATCTCATAATAGTTTAAATTCTGGTTTACAATTAAATGGTATTTTAGTTAAAGCAACTGCGAATGAATTAAATGTATTATATGGAATAACTTCAACAACTACAGAATTAAATGTATTAGATGGTATAACTGCATCTACTTCAGAATTAAATGTATTAGATGGTATAACTGCATCTACTTCAGAATTAAATGTATTAAATGGAATAACGGCATCAACTTCAGAATTAAATGTATTAGATGGAATTATCTCATCAACTATAGAATTAAATTATTTATCTGGAGTACTTTCAGGAGTAGGTTCTGCTAATAAAGCAATTATATTAAATAGTACTCGAGATATTAATAATATTAATAATTTATCTGCATCATCTATTAGTGGACAAATATTAACTAGCTCTCAAACAAATATTACATCATTAGGAACTTTAACTGGATTAATATCAAATGGTAATGTTAATATAGCACAACATAATGGAATAAATACTGGATTACAATTAAATGGTATTTTAGTAATAGCAACTGCTAATGAAATTAATAAATTATCAGGTTCTACAGTTTTAACATCAGATTTAAATAAATTAGCAAATATTACTGCAACTTCTACAGAAATTAATAAATTATCAGGATTACTGGCTACAACTACAGAATTAAATAAATTATCAGGATTACTTGCTACAACTATAGAATTAAATAAATTAAATGGATTAACCTCAACAACTAATGAATTAAATAAATTAAGTGGACTTACTACATCAACAACAGAATTAAATTATTTATCTGGTATTTCATTAGGTATAGGATCCGCATCTAAAGTAATAACATTAAATGCAAGTAGAAATATATCTAATATTAATACATTGACTGCTACTAATTTAGAAGGTTTATTATTAACTAGTGCACAAACTAATATTACATCTGTTGGTACATTAACTAATTTAAATGTTTCTGGTAATATTACTGGAGTTAGTAATTTATCAACTTCTAATATAACATTAAATGGTATTTTAATTACTGCAAGTGCTAATGAAATAAATAAATTAAATGGTATGACTACATTAACAACAGAATTAAATTATTTATCAGGAACTAGTTTAGGTAATGCAGTCGCATCAAAAGCATTAATAGTAGATTCTAATAAGGATATTTCTGGTATTCGTAATTTAACCATTTCTGGTGATTTAATGGTTTCTGGAACAACAACTAGTATTAATTCTACTAATTTAATAATTAAAGATAATACTATTTTATTAAATTCAGGTCCTAGTGGTAGTAATTATGATGCTGGTTTATTAATACAAAGATATCAAAATAGTAATAATTTAGGAACTGGTGATATAGTATCTGATATTTATACTGAAACATATACATTAACTAATATACCTGTATCTAAAACTTTAATTAAATTTCCATCTAATGCAAATAGTACTAATAATTATTATAAAAATTGGTGGATTAAATTTACAACAGGTGTTGCAATAAATAATGTTCGTCAGATTACTGATTATGATGGTACTACAAAAACTGCTACATTAGCAAGTGAATTATCAAATTCTATTATAACTATAGGAGATACTATTAATTTATATAATAAATTATATACTACTTTATTTTGGCAAGAAAGTAATAATGAATTTACAACAGCATATAGTTTAAATGATTCATCAAATGGATCTTTATCTATTATTGATTATGCTAATTTTAAAACTAATAAGTTGACATCTATATCTGATATTATTATATCTGGTCATAATGGATCAACAAATGGCTTAATTTTAGGTAATACATTAGTTACAGCAACTGCAAATCAATTAAATTATTTATCAGGTATATCAAATACAGGATCTGCAATTGCTTCTAAAGCCTTAGTTGTTGATAGTAGTAATAATATTAATAATATAAATAATTTAACTGCTAATTTTTTAACTGGTACATTATCAACACCTGCTCAAACTAATATTACATCTGTTGGTACACTTACTGGATTAACATTATCTGGAGCAATTACTGGAGCTACTAATATTACAGCAACTGGTACTATTTCT